TATCACAGGAACGGCAGAGCAGCACATGCTGGAGACAGCTTACATACGCAACGGTGTAGTTAATCCAACAAACTACACGGTTCAACCTGCAACTGAGGGTAACAGGTTGACATTTGCGTCTCTCTACGCAGTGACTTCATCCATCTACTTCAACAAGTTCACAAACTACGCAAAGTTCACCAACATCTTCACAGGTGGGTTTGACGGCCTCAATATCCTCGATCCTGACATGAGCAAGATGAACGACCGCTCAACGTCGTCAGAGACAGGTGGCAAGGCAGTCGCTGTGGTCGATATCGGCCTCAACTCTGCATACACACCCGGTGCAGGTGTCAACAACAGCATTGTGACAGCTTACAGAACAGCTGCAGAGATCCTCACCAACCGGTACGCGTCCAATGTCAGCGTAATTGCTGCACCTGGTATACGTGATGCAGCAGTTACCAACTATGTCTCTACACTTGTGCAGAACTACGGATTTGCTCTCTACTTGATGGACATCCCAGGTTATGATTACAATGGCGTTAGATTGTTTGACGGTGGATCTGAGCACCCCGATGTCCAGCAGACAGGAAACAAGTTTACATCACGCAAGCTGAATAACAACTTCGTTGCGGTTTACTTCCCAGACATCACGATGCAAGATCAAGGTGGCGCATCTCGCAAAGTCAAGGTGCCTTCATCAGTTGCAGCTCTTGCTGCCATAGGTTACAACGATGCCGTGTCACATCCCTGGTACGCACCTGCAGGTTTCAACCGCGGCGCGCTCAACTTCGTCACATCAACGGCAGTGCGTCTCAACTCTGCAGATCGTGACTTCCTGTACGACAACAGGATCAACCCAATCACGTCATTCCCAGGAACGGGTTATGTCATCTTCGGACAGAAGACACTGCAAGTTGGAAAATCTGCGCTTGATCGTGTCAATGTGCGTCGTCTCGTGAATGAAGTGAAGCGCGTCGTCAGCAATATTGCTAGCACATTCTTGTTTGAGCAGAACAACGCAGCAACGCGGGCAGCTTTTGTGTCACAGGTCAATCCTGCACTGGCACTTGTCCAGGCACAGCAGGGCATCGAAGGCTTCCGTGTTATCGTTGATGACACCAACAACACACAGACAGATGTGATCGCAAATCGTCTAAATGGACGGGTCATCATCATACCCACCCGCGCCGTGGAGTTCATCTCGATCGACTTCATTGTGACAGATAACGGCGCGAGCTTCGTGTAATTGATAGTTAGGAATAAGAGAGGTTTAACGAAATGATCCCAGGCGTATACTCCGGCGAAGTTGACCTAACGGGTGTGACTTCAACACCCCCGTCAGGCCCATCTGCAGGTATCATCGGTACGGCACAGTCAGGTCCAGCGTTCGTTCCTGTTGCTGTAGGATCCGTATCTGACTTCAACCGTGTCTTTGGCGACGCAACAAGCACAAATTTTGGTGCTCTCGCAGGGCAGCAGTACTTTGCCAATGCCGCCTCTCCCGCCTCAGTCACGTTCCTGCGCACTTTGGGAGCCGGTGATGGCCTCAAGAGAAGCACATCAACAGGTCAAGTGACGAATGCAGGTTTTGTTGTAGGTAGCAAGCAGGTTCAAAGCAACGGCGCAGTTAGCAGAAATATCTCTGCTGTCGATGGTGGCGTCCCAGGCCGGACGTACTTCCTTGGATGTTACATGTCAGAGAGCGCTGGCAGCACAGTCTTCTCTGAGGCGGGTATCCAGACAAGTCCTAAAGCACATCCTATACTTCGTGCCGTTGTTCTCGCACCATCAGGTGTAACACTCACATTATCAGGTAATTTTAATACTTCTAATACACCTGCAGCAACAGCAGCAACAGAAGGCGGCCCAAATGGTGCGCTGACGGGGTCAGTCAGCATCGGCGACTCAACGTTCGTAATGCTGCTAAATGGCTACACAGGAACGGTCAATACTATCACGGCCTCGTTTGATCCTGCAAATTCTAATCACTTTGCCGTCAACGCCAGCATCAACCGTAATCCTACAAAGATCGAGGAGAAGGGTCACTACCTCTACGCTTACTATGATGTTCCTGCGTCACTTGCAGTTGTGACGGGATCAGGTATCCTTGACGCAGCATCGGCACGTATCTTTACAGGACTTGAGGACGCGGCATTCATTACGACAGGCAGCCTCACAAGAGACACAAGCTCAGCAACAACACCCAACTACGAGAACTTTAGCGAGCGGTTTACACACCCCAAGACGCCCTTCGTTGTCTCGCAAGATTTTGGTGGAACAAAGTACGACCTCTTCAGGATACACACGCTTGGTGACGGTGCTTACAATAACACGCGCTTTGTGTTCAACATCCAGAACATCGTTCCAGGTGTAGACAACGACACATACGGAACGTTTGATCTCGTGCTCTACAGCTATCCTGTAGGCCAGGTGTTCAACCTCACACCGGTCGCAGGCGTTGACTTCACTGGATTGACGCTTGATCCCGACTCACCCAACTACATTGCACTTCGCATCGGTGACCAGAACACGTACTTCGACTTCGACAAGGGCATCACATCTCAGAAGATCGTCACAGATGGCGACTATCCAGTCATCAATCCCTACATTCGTGTTGAGATGTCTGACCAGTTCCTCGCAGGTGAAGTTCCAGTCGCAGCGCTCCCCATTGGTCACAGAGGCTACGGACACTTAGTCACATCAGGTAGCGCGCTGCTCACAAATCTCTCTGACACCGCCCGCTTTGCATCAGGTCAGACAGACGTCCTCAAGCGCGTCATTGAGCCACCCATCCCATACCGTAGAAACATCTCAAACGGCGGTGTGGTGGATACATCTCTGGCATGGGGCATCCAGTTCACAGACGTGCCAAGCGTCTCTGACTTTAACTCAACAACAGCTAAGCTGTCCTACATTGACAGTCACACGAAGTTCTTCCCATCATTTGCTCCCGCAAACATGAACGTCTTCGTTGACAACAATCCTGGCGCAGCAACAACAAATGGCAACGTCCTCGATGTCGACGTCTTCAACAGCAACTTCTTCTCACTTGAGAGGATAAAAGTTGTGACAGGATCGTCAGCAATCAACAATCGCGCTGATAGCTCACAGTGGGCGAATGCAACATACGTTAGAAATGGCAACATCTCTCCTGACGACGTAGCAAAGACACGTGCTTTCCAGGTAGACGACCTCCGCGAGACGGGCAACAGGCAGTTTGCATCGTTCCTGTTCATCGCCCAGGGTGGCTTCGACGGCACCAACATCTTCAATGCTGACAAGGCAGCACTCACAAACGACGCCGTCAAGAGAGAGATCGACGACACAGCAGGACAGGGTGGAACCGCAGGGCCCACTGTGGCGGCCTACCGCAAGGCAGTCGACATCATGGGCAGCAAGGATGACGCTGACATCACACTCCTGACAATTCCAGGCATCAGAAACAGTGTCATCACTGACTACGCGATCAGCGCAGTCGAGAACCGCTTTGACACACTCTACTTGATGGACATCGAGGAGCGTGACAGCTACAACGTCGTCCTGACAGGCTCTTATGACGGCGCCACAGTGAGCATCACAAATACGATCAACGCCTTCAGCAATCGTGGGCTCAACACATCGTTTGCAGCAGCATACTTCCCTGACATCAACATTCCTTTCCAGGGATCGACCACACGCGTCCCACCCAGCGTCGGCGTCTTGGGTGCATTTGCTTACAACGACCGCGTATCATATCCCTGGTTCGCGCCCGCTGGAGCAAATCGCGGTGTCATCACGACAGTCGGTTCAGCTGCGACGCAGATCAAGCAGGGCACACTCGCTGACTCGATCTACGACGCACACATCAACCCCATCCTCGACATCACGTCCAACTCCGATCGCAAGCTGGTGATCTACGGACAGCGGACGCTGCTCGCTAAGGCATCAGCACTCGACCGCGTCAACGTTCGTCGTCTGCTTATCACGCTCCGCCGTCAGGTCCGCGCCGTGTCCAATCAGATCATCTTCGAGCCCAACACAGCAGCAACGCTGGAGCGCTTCAACAGCCTCGTCAACCCCATCCTTGCATCGATCCGCGCGAAGGGCGGCCTCGACCGCTACAAGGTTGTGATCGACTCGACAACCACAACTCAGGCCGACATCAACAACAACACGATCCGTGGCAAGATCTTCATTCAACCTACCCGCAGCATCGAGTTCATCGCACTTAGCTTTGAACTTACCAATGCAGGCGTTACACTCACTTGATAGATAGTTAAAGACAGGAGAATTTAATATGGCAGAGACACTCTCAGTCACCGACATGCTTCCCAATAAGTTTGAGCCGAAGCGTCAGCATCGATGGGTTTTCGCACTTGAGGGTATCGACTCCTACCTCGTGTCGAAAGCATCACGCCCCACGTTCACAGGCGGTGAGATCGCCATCCCATGGATCAACAGCACGCGTTACCTCGCAAAGAAGTTCACTTTCGGAACGATTGGTATCACACTGCACGATCCTATCGCCCCCTCAGGTGCACAGCAGGTGATGGAGTGGTTGCGCACGCACCAGGAGATGGTGAGCGGCCGGGCCGGTTACGCTGACTTCTACAAGCGCGACTGCCAGCTTAAGATGATCGATCCAGTCGGCACGGTCGTCGAACTTTGGGATTTCAAAGGCGCGTTTATTACGACTGCAACCTACGGCGCTGTTGACTACGGCACAGATGAAATCATGAAGATTGAGCTTACACTTCGATTTGACAACTGCGTTCTCCAGTTCTGATTTTTATTCTTTAACAACGATGATCTCCCACTTATACTTGTAAGTGGGAGATTTTACTTTGGCACGTAAGAACGAGATTTTTGCCGGTAACCAGGCAACAACACAGAGAGCTGCGCCGATTGAGGGCGTGATGAGGCAAGATGTCTTAAAAGAGCTAGGATGGGAAGTTCCTGTCGATATTGCGCCACTGCCATCACAAGGTGTTGTCTACCCAAAGAGTTCTGGATTGCACGGTAAGCAGTCTGTTGAAATTAAGTCAATGACGGCAAAAGAGGAAGACATCCTCATGTCACGTGCTTACAATAAGATGGGAACTACAATCACGGAACTGATTCGTTCTTGTCTTATTGATAAGACTTTCGATCCTGCAGATCTTCTAATTGGTGATCGACAAGCGTTGATCGTTGCAATCAGAGTTACAGGTTATGGTCAGGATTATAAGTGTGACGTAAATTGCGGCGCATGTGACAAGAGAGGCACAGACACGTTTGACTTAAGCACACTTGAAGTTGAGAATATCAAAGTTGATCCCGTAACACCTGGTGTAAATGAATTTGAAGTTATCCTCCCGATCTCTAAGAAGCGCGTTATTATTAAATTTATGACAGGACGCGATGAGGAAGAGCTTTCGACTACGGTAGAACGCCGCCGCAAGATCTTCGGTGACCAAGCAGAGAATACGATTACGTCTAGATTGGCCCACCAGATCATCAGCATCGATGGTGTGACAGATAAGAATAAGATTAACATGTTTGCTATCAATATGCCCGCAAGAGACAGTAAGTTCCTGCGTGACTTCGTTTTAAAGAATGAGCCAGGTTTAAAGATGCGTGTCCCATATAGATGCTCACACTGTGGTGAGACAAGCGAGGTGGCCTTACCACTAGGCGCAAACTTTTTTTGGCCTCAAGACTGAGGATAAAGAAGTTCAGCTTGAGGAGTTCTACATCCTGACCACGAACTTCTCAATCTCTTTCTCTGACTTCTACAAGATGCCAATAAACGTGCGTCGCTGGATGATCAAAAAGATGATTAAGTTGAGGACACCTGAACAATCTGATCCAATGCAGAACATGGACGTTCCAATCACGTCTCTTCTAAAGCGCGATAAGTAGCGTTAGGTGCACTAGATGGCGAACGACCAACTTAAAGAAGAGCTAGAGCTACGAAAAGGAATTAATCGGGCTATAGCAGATCAAATTAAGCTGCAATCAATACAAAGCGGTAGAGTGACAGAAGCAGCTGCTGATGATCAAAGAAAACGTCTACTGGCAGATATTGAACAAACAGACAGAGCAACAGGGCACTTAAATACGCGCACAGCTCAGTATCGTCAAGAGAGCACACAGTATCGCGGCGCTCTCAGGCAGGAAGCACAGGCTGGAACAGACGCTTTCGAGGGCCTTCGCAAGATGACAGAAGGTCTTGCGTCAGGCTTGTTTGAAGCCCGTCAGCGACTCATGGATTTTTCTGCCGAGCGTCGCGAGTCAGTTAGAGCCATTGCAGAGATCGTTGGTGGTTCATCACGTGCTTTCATGTTTATGGCAAATGATGCTACAAGTGCCGGAGAACAGATTGCAAGTTCTTTAGCTGGTACCACTGAGAAAGTAAATGACTATGTTAAAACTTTGGGCGGCCTCGCTGGCGAAACAGGCGCATTTACTGATGCACAGGCAAAATTCATCGGTGGTGTCAATGCTACAGACGACGCATTTTTGAACGCTCAAGGCGCAATGACTGAATTTTACGGTCTTGCAACAGGATTTAGACGAGGTCAAGATGGCCAACTTGTCTCGGACTCGTTCTTCAAGGTGCAAGGTGTCCCACTTATGGATGTCATGGGTGGAACAATTGAAGCATTTCGTCCCTTTCTAGATCTGTTACAGGATGACAACCTGCGTAAACCGTTCACTCGTGACATGCTCAACCCGCAAGACACAGAAGAGTCGCTCAAAGAGCTGAAGCGAATGGACGTTGCCATCAAAGCATTCAACTTGTCTAATGATCAAGTGACGCAATTTGTCCGTGAGTCATACATCCGAACTGGTAAGGCAAACACAGATTACTTCAATGAAGTCGTGAAAGCAGCCGAGATGGGACAGAATGCGTTTGGCTACAACGCACAGCTCATCATCCACGACATCTCACGCATGTCGCAGAATATTGACACGTTCGGTTTTAGGACAGCAGATGAGTTTGCCAAGATAGCAGCAAAAGCGCATGATGTTCATATAAGCGTATCAGAGTTGCAAGGCGTAATGGGCAAGTTTGACACATTTGAGTCAGCTGCACAGACAGTAGGTCAACTCAACGCTGCATTAGGTACAAATTTTGATGCCATGGAGCTAATGCATCTGAAGTACGAAGATCCTGCGATGATGCTAGAAAGGCTACGTGAAGGCCTCATGTCAACAGGCAAGTCATTTGAGGATATTCCAATCACATACAAGCGCATGATCACTCAACAGCTCAGCATATCTCATGAGGCTTTACGCGGCTTGATGGACGGTTCCGTGCAGTCATTAGAAGAGCTCACACAGGCACAACAGCAGCAGCAAGATGAGATGGGCAAGATGGACGCGGGCGCACAGCAAAAGGCACTCGATGCCCGTGTCGAGATGCGTGTGAAGATGTCGTCAGAGTTAATATCGTCTGCTGAAGATCTATCGCGTCAAGCTGAACGTGCTGCTAAACAGTATGCCAACGTTGGCCTCGAATTGTCAGAGACAGCTGAGCGCACAAATGATGCAGTCTCAAAGTTTGCGTCAAACTACCTTGAAAAAGTTGCACCTGCATACGAGCGTGTCGCGAAGGGCATTAGAGCTGTCGAGGCAGGCGTTGTCATGTTAGGTGAAGCAACAGCTGAGAAAGCACTATTGACAGTCGGAGAAAATGCATCAAAAATTGCAACTGCCATCCTAGATCAGGTCTTTGCAACGTTCGAGAAAGAGGTGATGTCTCAATTAAGTGCTATGATGGTTGGACCAGGCGGTAAAGAATCACCAGAGCTTGTAAGAATTAGACAGGGTTTGCAGCAAGCAAGGAGTGCTGGTGATGTCACTCCTGCCAGAGATCTCTACGTCTCACCGGGAGGAAGCACAGTCGTCACTGCAAACTTCGGTGAGATGAATGAGAAGACGTTCTCGCTTGACAAGCGGGACGAGCTCGTTGCCAAGCCGCCGCCTGAGCCTCCTCCCGCACCGGCTCCCGCACCTCGTGCTGGCCTACCAGCCGTGACTGACGCCATCCGTGCGTCTCTGCAGGGTGTGGGAACATCACTGCGAATCGAGTTGGACGTGGGCCAGCTGACCGACCTCGTCCTCCGCGATATCATGATGAACAAACCTAACGTCTTCGGAGGAATAGGATGATGCACGTCAGAGATCTCCTTGATCTGACAGTTGAAGAGCAGGCAGCACTGCAGCATTTTGAGAAGGAGCTCGATCGCCTCGCAGCCTCCTCACCTCCCGTGATCTCAGCGACAGAGATAAGTAAGATTGAGACATCGTTAACCAGCATCATCGAGGAGATCGTCGACCGTGGCAGAAAGCAGGCAAACAAGAGCAACGCTTAGAGATTTTCTCGCCGCCCGTGGGTCGAGTGCGTCATCTATCACACTGACACCTGATGCATCCAGCTCACCTCCAGGCGGTGCCTTCAATGAAGGCGACGACCTCGGCGTTGATCCGAACACTGCAGAGCCGCTGCTCGGGCTCGACGGCTTGGCGGCAGCATATGTCGCCTTCCTAACACAGCAGAGTGGCAACCTCTACGAGATCACACCGCAAGGTGAGGAAGCACCCTCATCTAACCGCGGTGATCAGCTCCAAGATCCTAGTCAGCAAGGTGCTGCTCGCGTCTTTGTCAGGCCAGGTACGACGCTGGGACAGGCGATGCAGCTGTCCAACAGCGGCATACAAGATGCCACTGACTATCCCATCGCATCTTACCTCGACAAGACGGGCGGCAATCCTGATCTGAGCGGCGACGGATTACTTGCGTCAGTTTTGGGTCGACCTCTGGATTTGACAGGTAATCCAGAGATTGACACGCCAGTCAACACTGCCACGCAGAGTGGAAAGATGCAGACAGGCGTCCTGCAGACGCTTGACAACAATAACAGGGCTGCACCTCCGATTGAGCCCGGCTCACTGTCGACAGTCGCGATACCAAATCGGATAACGATCAACGAGATCGACCAACAACCGCTGCAATCGGCACAGCGAGCGTTTGGTGACTACGTCAAGGATGACGGTGCCACATCCCAAGCTTACACATATGACAGGTTGCGGAATGTAGGTGCTTGGTTGATCGCGTCTGCAGCGGGTTACAACATGGCTGCAGGTGAGAATGAGCCCCAAGATATCGAGCAGTTCTTCACACAGGGCATCAATCCCGACGCTCGCATCAGCACCGTCGCCAACCAGCTTGCATCCAAACGAGGCAACGACACGATCACACTGGACGACACGGTGGCATCCAACGCACCGGGCTATCCCAAGCAAGCGTCGGGTGCCTCCATGCGCGCCGACCGTGGCGTGGTCAAGCCACCCGATGAAGATGCACCCTACTCTGAGCAGACAACGACGTCTTATACGTCTGAGACGCCCTTCTCTGACACGTCCCGACAAGGTAATGCAAAGCTGGCACAAGCAAAGGCGCTCCTCGCGATCAACCGCTTGGCAGAGCTAGTCAACGCTGATCTTGTGCAGGATCCTCAAGGTGCTTTGGGGTTAACAAGTGAGTTGAAGAGTTTAGGGCCCTACTTCATGGGCGGATCTATCTATGGGCGCGTCAACGCGATGCACAGGATGATCTTAGGTGTCACATATGTTCCAACTCGCAACGCGTACAAGGACGCTGTCGTCGCTGGCATGGGGGTCATGCTAGGTAAGGATCTGAGCAAGAGTGGGTCACCCCGCCAGATCGGCGATTACTACGGTGCGATGCCAGTATCGCCTGGCTTCTGGGAGGCAGTCGCAAAGTCAGCTGTTGACACTATCAGACAGATGCGTGTGACAGGTGACATCGCTGACGCGCTCTCTCCGCAGTACTACGTCGATCTGAGCAGGAGCAAGGCCGTCAAGATGATGAATGCGTTCGCCACAGTCGGTGACATCATCCTGCAGGTGACAGGCAAGACGTTCGACCCAGAGACGATTGGATCTGACATAAGGACGGCTGCTGGGATCGAGCAAGTTGACGATCTACCCGTGACGGCGGGCACACGCATCTCAAAGAGCAGAGAGGGCTCGGGCAGGTCGCCCCTCGCGCTCAGCTGGCGTGGCAGTAGCCTACCCGGCCTCTACATGCTGTCAGACGACGTCGTGCGAGCGTCGCTTCAGATGGGTAACCTGCTAACAGGTGAGAACCCAGCACGAGGCATGCTCGCCTCCTCGTTGATCGACAAGACGTACACTGATCCCACGCTGAAGGGCTCCAAGGCACGTATTCCAGGTGACATCGTCAAGATCATCGAGGACAAGCTCGACGCCGAGTACGTCCCTTTCTACTTCCACGACCTCCGCACCAACGAGATCATCTCCTTCCACGCGTTCCTGGAGCAGCTATCTGATGCATTTGCAGCTAACTACACCGCCTATAAGACGTACGGACGCGCCGACCCGATCCAGATGTACTCATCTACCACCCGCACACTATCGCTATCGTTCACGATCGCAGCGACATCCCGTGATGACTTTGATGAGATGTGGTATAAGGTCAATCGTCTAATTGCTTCGACCTATCCCAAGTACACGAAGGGACAGAGCGTAGAAAACTTAGCGAGCGGAATTGAGTTTGAGCAACCCTTCAGTCAGGTCATCGGTGCAACTCCGATCACACGGTTGCGCATCGGCGACGTTGTCAAGAGCAACTACTCACGCTTTAATCTTGCTCGCTTCTTCGGTATCGGTAGTGAAGGCACAGATGTGAGCAAGTTTGGCAAAAACAAAAGCAAAGCTTCAGCAGTAACACCGCCATCGTCCACAGAGACACGAGGGCAGGCCGTAGCAAGTGGTTTGGCAGGGTTCTTTGGCCTTGGAAAACGTGCAGAAAGCTTATCAATGATAAAATTTTATGCTCTGTTTGGATCTCCTGTTAAGAGTGTAGCTGCTGCAGCCGGTCGAGGCGAAACAAATTCTGGAAATGTTATAAACACTACAGTGACAAACGCTGCATCAAACTTTTTAGTCAATGGCTTTGTTAATCCACTAGGCTACGGATTAATGACTGCATTTACACAAAATCCTGACAATACGTCGACCACGGATCTAGAGGGCATTGTAGGTCTATCTGATATTCAAGGAACACAAAATAGAGGATTTGCGCCCAATCTAACGATCGCGTATCTAAAGCCCAGAGAGCGTGCATATGACACAGTTGACGCTACTGGAAATATCATCGGTAAATTCACTGCGAGAAGATCGCTAAAAGTTTTCGTTTTACGTCAAGAACCTACTACTAATAGATCAACGTTCCGCGATCCGCCATGGGGCACAATAAATGCTATTGCTGATGAAGACACACCGACAAGAGAGACAAGATACATTGTGTCTGTAGTCGATCCTTCCCAGTTTATTCCCATCAAGCGAGATGGTGAGAGTGACAATGCAACAGGCGAGAGAATTTTAGTCACTCATGATGACCTGCAGCCAGATCTTGGCAGTGTCTTCTCACCTGCCGCTTTAGTCATTAATCCAGCTGAAACTTTGTTAGATGCACTTCTAACAGGTGCAGACACAGTAGCTGCAGTTGGCAATTTAAATGTCTCAAGCCTCATTGACAATGCAACTGACACAGGCGTCAAGGGTTTCATGTCTCCCGAGAACAACACAATAGTCAGATCATTTGAGCACAACAAGGGTCGCGGTCTCGCAGGCGTCATCAAGCAGCTTTCCTTCAACTGGATTGACTTCAACTGGGAAACCGACTGGGGTGCCCGCGCCCCGATGGGCACGAAAGTGACGATCTCCTTCGAGTGCATCCACGACCTCCCACCTGGCCTTGATGAGAGCGGTTACATGCGTGCTCCGACCCATAACGTTGGCTCTATCATGAACACAATCGCAGGTGACCCGTATGACGATGGTGGCACGATCTCTCGGGCGAACTTCTCAAGGCAGGGTGCCTCTAGCGTGGTGAAGAAGTAATGGCAAGAAGCAGATACACATTCGTGAGCCGCATCAACAACGGGCAAGGGATCGCCAACTGGCTGGGCGGGACGACGATCTTCAACGCCGTGCTGTCAGGTGAGCTTGAAGCTGATACAATTGTCCTGACACAGGGGCAGCGACTTGACCACCTCGCAGGTCAGTACTACGGCAACGGTAGATACTGGTGGATCATCGCAGCAGCAAGTGGAATTGGTTGGTCATTGCAGTGCCCGCCCGGCACCGTTGTTAAGATCCCCAAAAACCTCGACGCAGCGTTGAGCATCGGACGTTAATATGGGCAAGACTGTCAACCCCTCTCTAAACAACACAAACTTCACGCCAACCTCTGAGCTGCAGGTTGCTTACAAAGATCTACGTGAGTACCTGATGCTGAGAAGTAACAATGAGTTACTCGAAGACACATCAGCCAGCGCATCTTCATCAAAGACAAGTAACAATCAATCCAATAATACGCTTGGAATATCAACAATTCTATCACCCGATGGTGCATTTTTCTCAAAAGATATTCCTGACATTCTAAAGCAGTTAAATCTGCAACCTGCTACTCAAACTGGTGTAAAAGACACAGGCGATATTAATGTGTACGGCGCAGTTGATAGTGATTATGGAGAAAAATTGTTTGATGCCGTCGGCATTAAAGTCGACAAATTTGAAGTAAGTTCCCACAGCGTCGCTGCAGCTGTTAGTGAAGTAAGTGTTGACATTTCTAGCAAACTCGCAGAGATTGACTTAAGACGCGCGCAGATAGAAGCAGATCGTGATGTTTTAAGAAGCATTTCACCGCCGCCTGCCGACCTTGCAGCAAAGTTTACTGCGTTAAATAAAGAAGATGCAAGCCTAATAGGACAACTGCTGAAACTAAGCTCCGAACGTCGTCAAAATAGAAAAAGATCTGACGCACTTAAAGATGCAAAAGACAAAAGAAAAGCCGTCTTGTTAAGAGACATCAACAAAAATGGTGATACACCTAATTTTAACAATACACATGTGTCTCTCTATAGACACGTTGGGCAGTATCTCGACCCCGCATCAGCAGCTTCTGACTATTGCAATATCTTCTTTAACGCCATCGACAGCATTAACATGTCAATGTGCGTTCCATTTTTTCGGCTCAACATCATCGATCGATTTGCAAAGAAGAAAGGGCGCCACTCAAAGCTGTCGCTATCAGCTTTTTTGAAGCAATCAACCGACAAAATGGGTGACAAGATCTTCTATGAGGCAGAACCTTTCACAACAAACACATCTGTATCTGTAGCAAAAAAATTAAAAAGTGGAAAAGTTATAAGTACAGAAGCATTTTTTGCGCCACAGACACTGTTACCTGATCCCACAGAGATCTTGTCAAATCCTCGTCGTCTTGATACGTCTGTCCCGTTGATGTCGCTCAACAGCTTCAGTATTGGAATTGAAACTGTGGGCATTGCTCTTTTATCAAGGAAGACGGCAGATCTGTCTATTACACTGCACGATCGCTCAAGGCTAACGGACATATCACCGCTTGTCTCAGTGGGTAACTTCTCATCTTTGTACTTTGAGATCGAGTGGGGTTGGACACACCCACACGGTGAAGCAAAGTTTGATAATCCTGTTGCACGCTACCTCAACTCACTGAGATATCGTGAAGTTTTTTCACCTACGTCCTACAACATGACAATGGCAGACGGCGGTGCAATGAACATTTCTATACGTCTTATCGGTGGCGGTTCACTCGACGCAGTTAACGGCTCGGTCTTGAACGGTGGGTTCTTAACAAGAACATACGCATCGCAGATGCTTGACAAGCTGATTAAATCAGAGATTGCTGCCGAAGAAGGCGATGAAGCAGCCACAGAAGAGATTAGAGCTGTGACTAAAGTTCTAGTTGATAAATCTAGAACAGCGCACATGGTGGACGGATCTTTTGTGAAAGAGCTGTGGTCGTATGTTGATTACGAAGCCAGAACGCCCGAATCAAGAGCGACTTTAATCAAAAATCTTCAATCTATCTTGGAACAAAGTGATTACTACAAGAACGAAGAGGTATTTAGCGTAATCAGAAATAATATACCTCTTGTGACAAGCTACTCTCCATCATCTGTAAAATTTGAAGCGCTGAAGAGTAGATACGGATCTCAAGTCGATGTCAAGGATTTCACTTCTGTGGCTAGTTACCTTGCTCTCTTGATTGGCTCGCCACTTGCATCAACAGGCCTTTACTCCGAAGTTCAGATACACACTTTTAAATTTAATGATGCAGCAGGCGCGATGGCAGGAATGCAGATCTCTGACGCGCCTATCAGAGTTGCCGATGTTATTAAAAATTCTGACCAAGAAGGCTCTCTTGCACAGAATACAAGCATCTCAAACGCACTGTCTCTTCTTGCAAATTATCTCAGCAATCCCAAACAGCCGCTGTATGAAATTTCATCATCTACAGAGTATTCAAAAATAAAAGTTGACGAGCCAAAGAAGGATGATAAAGATCCTGCTGCTGCGCCCGATCAAAAGGCACAAGATAAACCAGATAGTTTTAAAAAGCCCGACGACTTCACAACACCCAACATTAGATACATCATCAGAAGCATTCCTGCCAAAGAGTATACGAATGAGAGTAAGAAGACGATCGCTGATTACGTTGTCAATCCTGAAAAACTGGTCGCACAAGTCATCATCTACGACGCAAACTCATCGCCAAATTACAACAAGATCATCGGCGCGTACAGCTACGGTAAGCTGAAAGGTAAGGACGGAGAAACGATCACACCTGACTTCGCCAAAGATGTCTTCAAGCGCGCTTTTCCAAGCATTGTCTACGGTGCCACAAATTCAATGTTAAAGTCAGTCAACGTCTCAACTGACATTAACAACGCAATCTCTCAACAGAACATCCTCGACATGGGAAAGGATATCTATCTGGGGCGCAGTAAGTCAGATGCGTCAACTGACGTGAGTGAGATTTCTCTCTTTCCAGGCTCAGTGACGATATCAATGATAGGACTGCCCATCATCGAACGTGGTCAGGAAGTCTACCTTGACTTGGGCACAGGGACAACTCTCGACGCTCTCTACTACGTTACATCAGTCAAACACGACTTCCGACCAGGAGAGTTCACTACTAACCTCACACTGACTTACAAGGGACAAGGCTCAGTGATGAGTTTGGATACAATGCTCAAGCAGTTTAATGACACGCTGACACAAGCAGAGAAAGCAACCCCTGCAGATAAAGCTAAGACATCATCACCTACAAAAGCATCTGATGATCCACTTCAAGCGCGTCGTGAATATGAAGCTGCAATTAGTGAACTGTAATAAATCTAATTGCCTCTGGTTAGATTTATGCGATGTCACTCGATCTAATTGTAGACAAAAGCATAGTAGGAACAAATCTCTGCTTAGGTTTAAAGCAGAACGGCGCTTGTGTACTATTGGACGACGTCCCTGACGAGGCATGGTGCTGGTCATCCAATAATGTGCAGAAAAGTTTGCGGCACATTTCTCTTGCGACGAATAGCCATGTTGCTGATGCACCTCAAGGCAGTCACGTAAATGCTTGGCAATTAATTGGATCAACGCCTCCCTGGGCGCAAGCGCTTCCTCCCCACGTCTTCAAGAAATGGCTCCAGAAGTTCTCTGCTGATCTCCTAGAACTTCGTGACCGTTGGGCTGACAGTTACTATGGCCGTGATTACCAAGTTCAACAGAGGCTACTGCAGAGATTGCAGCAACCTCACGTCGACATTAATGTCATCAAGCAGATTGACGACGATCGTGTTTCTACATTCAAGCCTACTGATGGTGTGCTAGCACCCAGATCCACATACGACATCTGGTCATCAGTCACCGGACGTATGTCGATCTGTGAAGGCCCAAACATCCTCACGCTCGACAAGCAGTACCGTAAGATCTTTAAGAGCCGCTATGCAGGCGGCAAGATCCTCCAGGTTGACTTCACGTCACTCGAACCCTGCGTCTGCTTGGCAATGCAGGGCAAGAAGTTTGATGGCGACGCTTATGCATGGGCAGCTGAGCAAATTGAAGTGCAGGTTCCGCGTGAAGTGCTCAAGACAGCTATCATGTCTGCACTGTACGGCATGACACCTTCCAACTTTGCGAAGAAGTTTGCCGACATCCCGCACGCCAACGATCTCCTCTTCCAAGTGCGTGATGCCTTCGGTGTTGATGCTCTGACCAAGCGACTACGAGAGCAGTTCGACGCTGAGGGGCACATCACAAACTACTTCGGACGGATCATCAAGTGTGAGAAGAAGTCACCCTTTGTAGCTTACGATGTCCAGTCAACTGCGGTGGATGTCGTCTGTCAAGGCTTCACACATCTGCTTGATGAGCTTGAACGCGACAAGATCCAGATGACACCGCTCTACCTCATCCACGACGCGCTCATGGTTGATCTGGCACCTGAAGCGGTGCAGCATCTCGAAGAGCGCGTCAAGGATGGGATCCTCATTCCCACACTCGATTGTAAAATGCCCCTCAAGTTGAAGACAATAGACGCATGAGCACCGATAATCTCGAAAGTAACTACAATGTCTTCCGCAAGCTGACGCAGAAGTGCGGCAGTAGATCAGATGCACTTCTTAAACTGGTCGACGACCTTGGAGAGCGTCTTGTCGTCTGTCCTGGGCACGATCGCAGGGAGAAGTCAACAGCAAAGCCGGGCGGGCTCATCGAGCACAGCCTCAATGTCGTCAAGACGATGCGAGCGCTGGAGAGCTCATCAACATTCGGTGTCGATCCTGAGAGCATGTTGATTGTCGGGCTGTTCCATGACATCGGACGCGTAGGCGACATGACATCAGACTACTACCTCACACAGACGTCTGACTGGCACCGTGACAAGGCAGGCATCCTCTACGTCTATAACCCAGAACTGCCCAAGATGCCCCACAGTCATCGATCACTCGCACTGCTGCAATCAGCAGGAGTGGCCCTAACAACAGACGAGTGGATTGCAATCTCAACAGCTCAGGGCCCAGCGCTTGACGAGAATAAGTTCTACAATGGCGGAGAGACACCGCTCACGATGCTCACACAGACAGCAGTTCGGATAATCTCGCAGAAGGAAAAGGTGGGAGATAGTTAGTAGTGTGAGTAAGACGCAAGAGCCCAAATCAGGTTGGTATTCCGGTCGCACAACGGGTGTCCCCGTAGCTGGTGCTATCGGAGGCGGGGACGACTTCGCGCAGAGAATAGCCAAGCCATATATACCAGGGCGTCCCTCACAGGGTGGTATGAGCACAAGTGCTGATACCACCTTTTCGATTTCGATGGGAAACACCGTACCAGATCCGCAGGACGATGGATTGGACGGGCTCAACATCGACAGCATCAACACCAGCAAGCTGGCAGGACCACGGAGGCTTCCACGGTGGTTTAAGTTGAAAAAGAAGCAGTACTTCCAGCGTCCGCTCAGCGAGATGATCACGGATGACATCGACCTCGAGAAGCACGAGGAGCTCGAGGCAGACCTGGAAGAGATCTCAGGGGTCGGCGCGATCGCAGGATACGTCGAGCCACTCCACGGCCCAGGTGGGCCTGCACAGAGCCGCCGCAAGTTCTACGACAGGATGGCGAAGCCCTACGGCGCAAAATATTTGCAGGACCCACTGAAAACAGCAAAAGGCAGGCCATAATTATAAAATGAAGCGCGGGTTCGTACGATACCTTCGCTTCCCTTCTACGAAAAAGAACTCTCTTTCTTTTAGAAGTTAAGCATTAACCATTAAACGTTAGGACATCACAACATGGGTATCAACTTCGACGCACTGCGTAAGCGTCTTGACAATCTGTCTGGCAACAACAAGAAGAGCAACGCCTCCTGGAAGCCCAAGGAGGGCGAGGAGTACACGGTTCGCCTCCTCTCTTTCCCAAACAACGAGGGCCAGCCCTTCAAGGAGCTCTGGTTCTACTACAACATCGGCAACAACCCAGGCCTTCTCGCTCCCTACCAGTTTGGCAAGGCAGACCCCATCCAGGATCTGATCAACAAGCTTCGTGATGAGGGCACCAAGGAGAGCTACGAGCTCGCCAAGAAGCTCTACCCTAAGATGCGCTGCTACGCTCCCGTCGTCGTCCGCGGCGAGGAGGAGAAGGGTGTGCAGATCTGGGCGTTCGGCAAGCAGGTCTACCAGTCGCTCCTCGGCATCATGCTTGACGAGGATTACGGCGACATCACTGATCCAGAGACCGGTCGCGACGTAAAGGTGAAGTGCTTCAAGCCACCCGGCAAGAAGTACTCTGAGACTGAGGTCATGCCACGCGGTAAGTCTTCAAATCTCACCACCAACGCAGCAACTGCCAAGCAGTGGCTCAGCAACATCCCCGATGTGGGCTCGATGTTCGAGCTCAAGTCCAGCGACGAGCTCACGAAGATCGTCAACGACTGGATCAACGGCGGCATGCAGGACGGCGACGGCACTCCACGTGGTGGTCCAGCTGCTTCTGACGACGATGACACTCCTGCAACAACGCAGAAGACATCTGCTGTCCAGAACACTACAACTTCGTCGACCAAGAAGACAGGTGGTAACTACTCCTCGATCGACGACGCCTTCGAAGATCTAATGGGCAACTGACCTAACTAGGTCATCTGAGCAGGACGTGAGTTGTAATCTGGCTCACGTCCTGTTATAGTATTTGTAGAGGACAAAAATGGCAAGACAAGCAAAAGAACGCAGGAGTGATGACAGCGCAAGCGGTGATTTTACTGCTGAGCTGATCACATCACTCAATAAAGAGAACGGCTCACGCATCGCTTACAACCTGGCGGAGGATGAGTCGCCCACACATGTCAAGCGGTGGGTCTCGACAGGATCAACGCTGCTCGACTACATTGTTGCAAACCGACGTAGCGGTGGCCTCCCTGAGGGTCGAATCGTTGAGATCTTCGGTCCGCCGTCGATCGGTAAGAGCCACATTGCAACTCAGATCGCTCGCTCAACCCAACAGATGGGTGGCATCTGCGTCTACATTGACACGGAGAATGCAACATCTGTCGAGAACCTCCAGGCGCTGGGTGTTGATGTCACACGTCGATTCGTCTACGTTGATACACACTGTACTGAAGAGGTGTTTGACGTCGCCGAGAAGACGATCTTGAAGGCGAAGGCGATGCAGAAAGATGTCCCGATCACCATCATCTGGGACAGTGTTGCAGCGTCATCACCGAAGGCAGAGCTGTTGGGTGACTACGACAAGGACAGCATCGGTCTGCAGGCTCGAGCGATCTCAAAGGGCATGCGTAAGATCACAGGCGTCATCGGCGACCAGAGTGTGCTGATGGTCTGTCTCAATCAGACGCGCACAAAGATCGGCGTCATGCATGGCGATCCTACAACCGTCCCTGGCGGCATGGCAATTCCATTCCACGCATCAGTTCGTCTCAAGCTGGGCGCGGGGCAGCAGATCCAGAACAAGAATGGTGACGTTGTCGGTATCCACGTTTCAGCCAAGACAGTGAAGAATAAGGTGTCACCACCCTTCAGGACGGCAAACTTCCAGATCCACTTCGGTAAGGGTATCATTGAGCACGAGGAGATCTTTGATGAGCTCCGTGATGCTGGTGAACGTCAAGTCGGTAAGCATATCATCTGCGTGTCTGGTGATGGTGCCTGGAAGGTCTTCACGGTTACCGATGTCGAGAGAGGCGTCACAGTCATCGAGAAGAAGTTCCACAAGGCAGAGTTTGGCGAACTACTCAGTCACCCAGAGTACAAGACTTTCCTCGATGATCTGATCGAGGCGGTGATGGTGCGGACACGCAACGACTCAGACTTGACTGACGCGGCAGCTGAGGACAATGAGTGATCTGAGCCGATCACAGACTGTCCTACTCGTGGATGCGATGGGGTTGTACTTGAGACACTTCGTCGCTCATCCAGCAATGGGTAAGGACGGCCAGCACGTAGGTGGGATTGTGGGCTTTCTCCTCGATCTAAAACGGATCGTGGAGCGCTTTAAGCCTAATCCCATCTACGTTGTCTGGGAGGGTGGTGGATCACCTCGTCGAAGAGCGATATACAAGGATTACAAAAGTCATCGCCGACCTGAACGGCTGAACAGGTTCTACGAGAATGATATCCCGAATACAGTGTCAGATCGAGACAACCAGATCAAGACACTGGTAAGATTGTTGAAATTAACGCCAATATGTCAGATCTATGTACCTGACTGTGAGGCAGATGATGTCATCGGTTACATGTCACGATACCACTGCAAGGATGCGCTGAAGATCATATTGTCAGCTGACAAAGATTACTACCAGTTGATCTCTGAGGGATCGATCATCTACTCACCCACCTGGAAGAAGCTGGTGCAGGAGCAGGATGTTCTCGAGAGGTTCGGCGTCCATCCTGTCAACTTCTCAGTTGCCAAAGCGATCTGCGGTGACGACTCAGACAACATACCAGGTGTCGACGGTGTAGGGTTCAAGACACTGGCTAAGCGTTTTCCAAGCCTATCTCAGACGAATGAAGTCACAGTGCAGGATATTCTGCAGGAAGCGAGAGCAAAAGTTGAGTGTGGATCCAAGGTGCAAGCCTACCAGCACATTGCAGAGAATGAGATCCTCATCAATCGGAACTTCTCGCTTGTCCACTTAGACACAGCGAACTTGGCTGCTTACCAGATCGATAGGATCAACGGGATCTGTGATACTTTTAAGCCCACACGCAATAAGATAGAGTTCATAAGGGCCCTCATTCACGAAGGCATCCAGACGTTCAACGTCGACCAATTCTTCCTAGCCCTCTCACACATCCAGACAGGATAAAATGCACGATCCGCACTTTAAACAGTACGGTAAGCAGTTCCAGGAGAAGATTTTCCAAGGACTGCTGACTGACCGATCTTGGGCGACTCAAATGATTGAGATCATGTCGCCCACCTTCTTTGAGCTGAAGTACCTGCAGTTCCTCACACAGCGGTACTTTGGCTACTACCAGAAGTACAAGGACTTTCCAACTCTAAGCCTTCTTGTCACAATTATTCGTGACGACCTGAAGGAAGGTAAGGACATTGTCCTCCGCGACCAGATCGTTGAGTTCCTCCAGCGCATCCGCGTCAACCCAGACATGGGTGATGTGCAGTACGTTAAGGATAAGACACTTGACTTCTGCAAGAAGCAGGCGATGAAGGAGGCGCTGGAGAAGGCTGTCGAGATGATTGCGACAGACAATCTCGACTCCGTCATGGACCTGATGAAGAATGCTCTGTCTGCAGGCACACCAGCTGCAATTGGTCATGACTTCTTCGAAGACACTGAGGCACGGTTCATCAGGACGCGTCGTCTCACATGCCCAACTGGACTGCCGCAGATTGATGCACAGGATGTCCTTAATGGCGGGCTGGGTCGTGGCGAGCTGGGTGTAGTCATCGCACCGACAGGTGTGGGTAAGTCACACTTCCTTGTTCAAATGGGCGCGGAGGCTTTGCGTGTCGGTAAGAATGTCGTTCACTATACCTTTGAGCTATCTGAGACTGCTGTTGGTCTACGTTATGACTCTAATCTCTGCGGCATTCCAAGCAGTGATGTCATAGACAGAAAAGAAGAAGTCATCGAATTCTACAAGAACAACTCGCTTGGTCGTCTAATTATCAAAGAGTATCCAACAGGCACACCGTCTGTTCAGACACTCAGAAATCACATTGAGAAGCTTCTTCTGAAGTCGTTCGTTCCCAGTGTGATCATCATCGACTACGCAGACATCATGAAGTCATCACGTAAATTCGATTCGCTTCGACACGAATTAAAGCTCGTCTATGAGGAGCTTCGTAATCTGTCCATGGATCTCAATGTTCCAATCTGGACAGCATCTCAGGCAAATCGTGAAGCGTCTAACTCAGAAGTTGTAGGTCTTGAGAATATGTCGGAAGCATATGGAAAGGCGATGGTTGCTGACGTTGTGCTCTCAATCTCTCGAAAGCCTAACGAAAAGGCAACAGGGGCTGGACGCATCTTCGTTGCCAAGAATCGCGCTGGTCGAGATGGAATGCTCTATCCAATGCGGATCGACACGTCAATGTCTAAGTTCGAGCTGATGGACACAAATGAGATGTCTGTTGACGATGTTGTCAAAGCTGACGGCTCTAGTATGAAGAAGCTTCTCAAAGAGAAGTGGGAAGAGATTAACGGTAAGTGATCGACATGTATTGTAATGAAAGGAGTCAGGAATGTCTTTAAATCAGAGTGTTGCGGAATACTTCAGGGGCGACGATCTCGCTGCTGACGTCTTCAACAAGTACGCCTTACGTGATAATGCGGGCAATAGGATTGAGCTGCTTCCTACCGAGACATTCCGTCGTCTCGCTAAGGAGTTTGCTCGCATCGAGGCGAAGTATCCCAACCCAATGTCTGAGGAGGAGATCTTCGATCTTCTTGACGGCTTCAAACAGGTCGTCCCACAGGGTTCACCGCTATCAGGTATTGGAAACCACTACCAGCACCAGAGCCTGTCGAATTGCTTCGTTGTCGACCAGCCCCACGACAGCTACGCCGGCATCCTCTTCACAGACCAGGAGCAGGTTCAGATTATGAAGCGCCGAGGCGGCGTGGGCTTTGACATCTCCACTATCCGGCCCAAGGGTCAGCCGACCTCCAACGCGGCTCGCACAACAGACGGAATCGGCGTCTTCATGGAGCGGTTCTCGAACTCCTGCCGTGAGGTCGCGCAGGGTGGTCGACGTGGGGCTCTCATGCTCACCATCGACTGTCGACACCCAGAGATTGAGACCTTCATCGACATCAAGCGAGACCTGAAGAAGGTCACTGGTGCCAACATCTCCATCCGCTTCACCGACGAGTTCATGCAGGCCGTCGAGCGCGGTTCTGACTTTACACTTCGTTGGCCCGTTGAGGTTCCCGTCGAGGCAGCACAGATCACCAAGACGATCAATGCAAAGCAGGTCTGGGATAAGTTCATCGACGCAGCATGGGCATCTGCTGAGCCCGGTGCTCTCTTCTGGGACACAGTAGTGAACCAGGGCATCGTGGATTGCTACCGAGATGTCGGTTACAAGACGATCTCCACCAATCCTTGCGGCGAGATCCCGCTCAGCCCATATGACTCCTGTCGCTTGATGGTAGTTAATCTGACTTCATTCGTCAATGACCCGTTCGGCTCGAACCCCACCTTCGACTTTGGTCGATTTAACACGATTGTCATGAAGGCACAGCGCCTCATGGACGACCTGGTGGATCTCGAGGTTGAGTGCGTCGATCGGATCCTCGAGAAGATCGAGAGAGACCCACAACCTGAGCACGTCAAGTGTGTGGAGCGTGATCTTTGGAACAAGATCCGCGCGGCAGGTCTCAACGGTCGTAGAACTGGTCTCGGTGTAACAGGACTTGGCGATACTCTTGCTGCTCTGAACATCCAGTACGGTAGCAAGTGCTCGATCGAAGTGACCGAGGAGATCTACAAGGCACTCGCCGTCGGTGCACATCGTTCCTCTCTCATCATGGCAAAGGAGCGCGGTGCATTCCCGGTTTGGGACTACCAGAAGGAGAAGAACCACGACTACCTGCAGAAGGTGATCAACACATGCAACGGTGAATACCACGACATGTGGGAGACAACTGGCCGACGCAACATTGCGCTCACTACGACTGCTCCTGTCGGTTCCATCTCCTGTCTCACACAGACAACTAGCGGCATTGAGCCCGCCTTCCTCCTCTCCTACAAGCGCCGTCGCAAGATCACGCAGGGCGACACGAAGACCGTGCCCGACTTCGTCGACCAGCTAGGTGACAAGTGGCAGGAGTACACTGTCTACCACCACTGGTTCAAGAAGTGGATGGACGTCACTGGCAAGACTGACCCACAGGAGAGCCCATACTGGGGCGGCACGGCAAATGACATTGACTGGGTGAAGTCGGTCGACATCCAGGCAGCAGCACAGCGATGGATCGACCACAGCATCAGCAAGACCTGCAACCTTCCAAACTCTGCAACTCGTGAGACAGTCAACGACGTCTACATGCGTGCATGGAAGGAGGGTTGCAAGGGCTTTACGGTCTATCGTGATGGCTGCCGCACTGGTGTCCTCATCTCCACAGAGGAGAAGAAAGAGGCACCCAAGACAGCAGCAGACTTCCACCCAAAGCGTCCCAAGGAGCTCCCCTGCGACATTCACCGCGTCAACATCAAGGATGAGAGTGGTAAGTCACAATCTTGGATGGTCCTTGTCGGTCTCAATGACGGTGTCCCGTATGAAGTCTTCAGCGGTCTTGCAGATCACATCGAGGTCCCCAAGAAGACCAAGAGTGGTGTTCTCATCAGGAACGGCAAGAAGGACGGCGTCGCCACATACAACCTCCGCGTTCCCGTTGGAAATGACGATGAGATCCTCTTCAAGGATGTTGTAAACCTATTCGCCAATCCGACGCAAGGTGCATTCACAAGGACGATCTCTCTGGCACTTCGACACGGCATTCCGGTCAACTTCGTGGTGGATCAGCTCCAGAAGGACAAGGAGTCAGACATGTTCGCCTTCTCTCGGTGCGTCGCCCGCGTCCTTAAGGGTTACATCCCAGATGGTACAAAGTCCACGTCAGAGAAGAAGTGCAAGGAGTGCGGTAGCGACCAGGTCTTCTACATGGAAGGTTGCCTAACATGTAGCAGCTGCGGTGCCTCTAAGTGCTCTTGATCTAAGAAGAGCGCATTGAAAGGCTGCTTTCGGGCAGCCTTTCTTGTAAACAAACAACACAGGAGTTAAGATAACTACATGAACATCATCACACGCGTATCCCCCCTCGTTAAGGAGTGCGAACTTCGCGCTCCTCCCATCGTCATCCGCGTCAACAAGTTTGATGAGGATGCTGCCAAGGAGTTCAATCAGCACATGTCGATCGCCCAGTCATCTGGCCAGAGCGTCATTCCAGTTGTCATTGATAGCTATGGCGGCGAGGTATACTCACTCATGACTATGATCGACGCGATCAAGTCGTCACGTATCCCAGTCGCAACCATCGTCGAGGGCAAGGCAATGTCCTGTGGTGCAGTCCTGCTCACATGTGGCGCGCCTGGTATGCGTTATGCGTCTCCTCACTCCACAATCATGATCCACGAGGTCGCGAGCGGCAATCGCGGCAAGGTTGAAGAGATCAAGGCAGATGCGAAGGAGACCGATCGTCTCAATGAGAAGATCCTCAAGATCATGGCTCAGAACATCGGCAAGGATGAGGATTATTTCCTCGACGAGATCCACACCAAGAAGCACGCTGACTGGTACCTCGAGCCCGAGGAAGCAAAAGAGATCGGCCTTGTTAACCATGTCAAAGTACCAGAGATGATGTTAACAGTGGATGTGAAGTACAAGTTTGAGTAGAAGAGCTGAGATCTTTATAAAGGTTATTGCGTGGCGGATTGTATCCACCACGCTTAGCTTCTTTGTCATCTATCATTTTACAGGTAGCGTGGCGACAACAACGCACGCACTTGCAATCGGAACAAGCATAGGAATAGTGTCCCAGTGGCTGTTTGAGATGACGTGGGACACGTTTATACGGAGCAGATTGAGACATGCCCTTTCAGGACAACAAGGTAGAATTGATCGGTTACTACGGTGGAGACGAGGCTCACGCCCTCTCGGCATGGACGAGCACCAGCAGGGATCTGACGGAGGAGAAACGTGGAAGGATCCCAACTCTCCTGAAAATGCTGGCCGAGAATGGACATGAGACACCCTTCGAGAAGTCAAGCCTGCACTTCCTGGTCACAGTCGATGCTGCAACTCACATCCATCTCCTGAAGCACAGGATCGGTGTCTCGATCAACGGCGAATCAGCGCGGTACAAGGAGCTTCGAGATGACAAGTACTACCTCCCGAAGGATTGGTCACTCGAAGAGCAGGCGAAGTACATCGCCTTCATGGAGGACGCACTCATGCGTTACCACGATGCCCTTGAACGCTTCGTCGAGGACGGCATGAGCCGCAAGCGGGCCAAAGAAAGTGCCCGGTTCTACCTTCCTTACGGCAACCAGATCACGATGGACATCATGTTCAACTGGCGCTCGTTCCACCACTTCCTCGAGCTACGCATGAAGCCCGATGCACAGCTCGAGGTTCGTGAGTTATCAGAGCAGATGCTCCAGCTTGTCCGTGACATTCCTGGTAACCCGTTCAAGCACACGCTAGAAGCGTTTGGTTATGTTGTAAAACCTAAAGAAATATTCTACCATAGTGTGTGAACGCACCTAAGTCACCCTACAACCTGATCCAAGAGACAGTGCAGTACGATCCATGGCGTGTCCTGGTCGTCTGCATTTTCTGTAATCTAACGAAGCGTGTCGTCGCAGAGCCCTACATGTGGCAGTTCTTCGATCGATGGCCCACAGCAGCGGCAGCATCCCATGCAGATCCTGCCGAGATCCGCGACATGATCGCTATTCTTGGACTTGCAGATCGACGAAGCAAGACGCTGGTCAAGCTATCGCAGGCGTACGTGCAGTGGGACGGGGTTGATGTAAGATCTCTACCAGGCGTGGGTGAGTACGCTGCAGCAGCTTACGACATCTTCTGCCTGCACCGCTGGGCACAGATCCCAGAGCCCAAGGACGGCGCGTTGAAGAACTACTGGAAGTGGATTAACGGAAAGGAGGAAAGTCAAGTTGCCTGAAGGACCGGAAGTCAAGATCGTATCTGAGTCGCTTGGCCGTGCGTTGCAAGGTCGGGCAATCGTCGGCATCAACTATTTGGGTGGTCGATACACGAAGCACGGACCTCCTGAGGGTCATGCAGAAATTTCATCGGAGCTGCCCCAGAATGTGTCTGTCACATCTTGTAAGGGCAAGTTTATATACCTAACACTCCAGAATAATTGGGTAATCTGGAACACTCTGGGTATGACGGGTGGCTGGTCAAAGACGCAGCACAAGCACAGTCGGGCACAGTTTGTGCTTGATGATGGGTCATCTGTCTTCTTCAACGACCCACGTAACTTCGGCACGTTGAAGTATGTCCATGGCCTTGACGCTCTCCAGGAGAAGTTGGACGAGCTCGGACCTGATATGCTGGCTGAGGATGTGGCAGATGACGTGTTCATCAGGAGGATGCGTAAGAAGAACAAGCGGGTGATCACAGAGAACCTGATGGATCAGAAAGTGATCTGCGGTGTGGGTAACTACCTTAAATCTGAGAGCCTCTACTTCGCAGGCATCTCCCCTATGCGCCACGTCAACACTATGTCAGATGAAGAACTGGCGCGGCTCAACCAGACGATCAAGGCAGTCATCCGTGCATCCTACCAGACAGGTGGTGCAACGATCTACACGTTCCAGGGGTTCGACGGCGAGAAAGGACAATACAGTCGCCGCTTCGCTGTTTATAATCAAGACAAGGATCCTAAAGGGTGGGATGTGAAATCCTTCACCTCACCCGAGGGCCGCACAACATTCTGGGTTCCAGAGGAGCAAACATGAGTTACAGGCTATCAGATGAGACAATTGGACAGATCGCTAAGCTTCTACAGGTCGCGATCATCACGGGCACTGACATCGTTGACAACCTTCGCACGATCCGCCTGCGTGTAGGTGACGGTGAGCAGCTTGAGCCCACTGCAGATTACCTCGAGAACTTCGAGCGCAATCTCAACAGGATGATCGAGTCACTCGCAGAGCAGACGAACACTAACCAGAGTGAGTGACAATGGATAAGCTCGACCAGATGTTCCAGATGCGTAAGGAGTTCATGGCAGCGCTGTCTGCTCACGTTCCTAATGCATACCCACAGCAACCGATCGATCTCAGCAGCAAGCAGTCGCAGCAACACTTCAGAGATCTTGCTCTCCGAGGTGTTGAGGAGATCTTCGAGGCACTTCAGCACCTGAAGAACACGAAGCCGCATCGTGTGACTGACATCACAGATCCAGTCGATGTTGAGGCGTTCAAGGAAGAGATGGTCGATGCTTTCAACTTCTTCTTCACACTTCTAATCCTGATGGACGTCGAAGCTGATGACCTCTACGAGGTGTTCAAGAAGAAGGATCAGATCATTCACGACCGTATCAAGAACAGGTACTAATGGACATCAAGAAGATACTGCAGCGTCAGAAGGAGTTCTCTGATCTCTTCTATGACTCGTCTCAGTTTGACGACGACAAGCGTGAGGAGATGACAAAGTCATTTGCACTGGCACTCCACGCTGAAGTGGCTGACCTCGTCAGCTCGATCAACTTCAAAGATCACCACGCAAATCGACGGACACCGGATCGGGAGAAGATCCTGTACGAGTCAATTGATGTGATGCGGTACCTCCTAGCAATCATGAATGTGTGGGGGTATGAAGCTGATGAAGTTGAGACAGCTTTCAACGACAAGGACACCTTCCTGCACATGCGTCATCGAGTCGAAAACGCAAAGTGGGATGGTCGTCCTGTATTAATTGTCGATGTCGATGATGTCATCGCACACTTCAGGAAGGATTACTTTGAGTGGCTTCGAGACAGTCATGACATTGACATTCCTCTTGATTATCCTGAGTACTATGCGTCCTCTCCCTTGAAGGAACGCGGGATCAATCCAGAGGCGTCGTTTAAGGATTTCATCAGTGAGCGCAGGCTCCGTAAGATTGATCCGATCGAAGGCGTCCGTGCTGTGCTAAAAGCAGCCCAAGACATGGGTTTTTGGGTTCAGTTGCTGACTGCAAGGCCCGATCAGAACTTGATCTGCCTCTACGACACATACCACTGGATCTCAGAGATGCGGGTTCCCTTCGACGGCCTTGCCTTCAGCGGTGAGAAGTACAGGTGGATCGTGCAGAGCCAGTTCTACGGACACGTTGCAGCATGCATCGACGACTCACCAAAGCACGCTGCAGAGTACGCAAATCACGGTTTGCTTGTACTCTCACCTGCGCTGTCTTATAATGCATCATTGGCTGGCACTTCTGGTGTCATTCGATACGAAGATCCCGATCAACTACTTGCACATTTAAATCAAATTCACGAGGAAATCAATGCCACAAGACACTAATCTCAAGCCTATTACCCTTCCTATGGCAATTCGTTTCGGCGAAGAGCCAACTACAGAGTTCGTCAATAGCCTCGATGCACTCAAGCTCGAGCTTGTTGATGCACCAGATCCTAAGTCGATCCGCCAGGCTGTCTACTGCTTCGTTAAGTCGACCTGGGCAGACCAGCACGTTCCTTACAAGGACGCAACTGAGGCCGAGCTTAGCAAGACACTTGAGGACGTCTTCGCAGGTCGTGCGCTCCCAGCAGCGATGGAGCTGATCGGCCTCACCTTCCTCGTCGGCGGCATCGACACACAGACTGTGACCCATCTCATCCGTCATCGTGCAGGCTCCTTCGCAGCGCAGTGTACTGGTGACCGATGGCTCTCTCACGAGCGCAGCCTTGTTCCTGGCTCAATTGAGAACAGCCCAGAGTTCTATGCACGTTGGCAAGCTCACGTCCAGGAGGCAAAGCAGCTCTACACTGACATGGTCGACTCCAAGCAGATCAGTCTCATGGACGCACGTCACATCCTGCCCAAGTGCCTCGAGACGTTCTACTACATGCGTATGAACATCCGCGACGCATTTGGTTTCATCAAGCAGCGTCAGGACAAGCAGATCCAGCCTGAGGAGGACAACATGCTTGCAGCACTCATGGCACGTGAGATCCTCAAGGTTTTCCCTGAGGCACATGTGGCGATCAACCTTCGCGAGCCTGCTTGGCACTACATCAAGACATTCCGGAACGGTACTGGTACAAACCTCTACTGGCCCGATGAGGATAGTGAGAAGCACCTCACCTACCACCCGAACGACACGATCTATCAGGCAACACGTGACGACATGAACGGCACTGAAGGCGGCGTCCCACACTTCCGCAAGCTCTGGAACGAAGTGCTTGGTGAAATTGATACGATCGTCACCAACTACAAGAACACTCGAGGCATTTAATACTTAGTTGGGCACTTTATATTAAAGAGAAGAGCCCAACTGAATGTCTGCAGTTAGAGTAGTAGATGAACACCTCCTGGCCCCGGTACTTGTGTATTCGGGCTCAGGAGGTGTTTTTGATAATGAGCTCCAGTTTGATACACAAGGTGGTATCTTAAGAGAGCAGATCGGCAGCTTGCTCGTCGTCAAGAACGACTTCAACTTAGTTGCTGCCTTGACAGGATCGGTCTTTTCCGGTCCTGTCTCTTTTTTGTCTGGTGCAACAGGGTCAATCCAGACACTTCCCGATGGTTCGCCCTTCATTAGGGGCTCCGACGGGATCAATGTTACGTCCGGGTCAGACGGTAGCATCACGATCTCAACATCAGGATCCTTTCTAACACTTGACAGCCTTGCGTCAGCTTCATCTGTCACGTTCAACGGCGACGTGTACATTGAGGGAACACTTTACGGTGGGTCGCCCCTTGACATTGCAAGTGACATAAACGCGCTGGGTTCAGTTACAGCGCTTAGTGGCCTAACAGGGTCGCTAACACAGCTGGCAGACGGTTCTCCCTACCTCGTCGCTGGTGATGGGATCTCGATCGTAACGGGATCGTTAGGGCAGATAACGATCTCTGCGACAGGTGCAGGTGGCGGTGACAGATCACAGAGCACTTCCCTAATCACAGAGCTTATCCTCAATGAAGCTCCTGTCGGTGCAATCGACGGAACAAATGCAACTTTCACGCTAGCTCACGCACCAACTTCTGCGTCATCTGTCATGCTGTGGCTGAACGGCCAGTTGCTCACGCAGGGTGTAAGCAATGACTTCACTGTCGCATCCCAGACGCTGACAATGAGCTTCCCGCCTCAATCGGGCGACATCCTGCTGACGATGTACACAAAGTCATCACAGACGAAGCTCTTCGCGATGAACGAAGCTGCTACAAAGGTGGTCGCGGCGGGTGTCATCGGGTTTGAGCTGGCTAACACACCGTCACCGTCAAGCTCCCTAATGCTCTTCTTGAACGGTCAACTGCTCACGCAGGGCAGTGACTACACACTGTCGACAAGAAGTGTGACAGTCACAAACGGCTTCATTCAAGACAGCGACGTGGTTCTTGCGACCTACTCTTATTTGAGCTGAGTGCTTGTCAAGAGACAAGCTTCGTGATATTTAGCTTTGTAGTTTACGAGGCAGGAAGTGACGTACACAACATCAGAGCTGGCACTAGCTGCGTATCTAAAGATGCGTGGCGTGAGGTTGATCAGCGCAGGTAAGACACCCACAGGGAAATTTGAGTTCGTGTTCGACGATAAGACAGGGGTATGTGCCGGGCACTTCGTTGACTTCCTCAATGGTGAGTTCAGCACATACGACTCGAACCTCAAGTCGTTGAAGAAAATGATCTACTCGAAGTGATTTTTTATTGAATGTTTTAGAATGTCAAGCATATATAGAGACAGGCGCGTAACGCAGTTTTTGGTGATCCGAATAATCACCAGTTCAGTTTAAACAGTTAGCTGTTAGAGTTTGATCCCGTAAGTGGTGTTCACGTGCGGGATTTTTTCTTGAAGATAAAGGATAAAACATCATGGCAACAAAGACATACAGCGGCGCCGCAGGCGTCGAAGCAGGTCGCCCAACAACAAAGATCCGCGCCGAGCAGGTCAAGTCTGAGGACGGCTTCAACTCACTCGCCGTTGACCTCGAGGCCCTCCGTGGCCAGGTCAAGGACATCATCGGCGCAGCTGACTACAAGGAAGAGATCACAGGCGAGTATGCCAAGGTTCAGATCGTTGACCTTGCCGACCACCTCGATGCATCACAGGGTGCAGCAGCTCTCTCAGTCAAGAAGAACATCGCTGTCGTAGGCTCAGGCTCGATCGCAGGAACACTCGACGTCAACGGCCAGGCAACCTTCGCCTCCGCCAACGTCGAGGATCTCACAAGCGGTCGCATCGTCGTTGCAGGCGCATCTGGCGAGCTCGCAGATCACTCAGGCTTCACCTTCAGCGCCGGCGAGTTCGTTGCACCTTCAGCAACAGTCTCCGACCTCAGCTCAGGTCGCGTGGTCGTTGCAGGCGCAGCTGGCGCGCTTGGTGACAGTGCAAGCCTCACCTTCGACGGCACAGACCTCACCATGGCCTCAGCCAAGGTGTCTGACCTCACCGCAACACGCGTGGTCTACGCAGGCACTGACGGCGCTCTCGTCGACAGTGCAGAGATGACCTTCGGCGCAGGTGGCCTCACCCTCGCCAAGGATCTCCAGGCACGCAGCGGCTCATTCAGCGGTGACCTGACTGTCGCAGGCAACCTCCTCGTCAGCGGCGACACTGTCACCGTGAACGTGGGCGAGCTCACAGTCGAGGACAAGAACATCCTCATCGCCAACGTTGCATCACCTTCTGATGCATTGGCAGACGGTGCAGGTATCACCATCAAGGGCACAACTGACAAGACCATCCTCTGGGTGGACGCATCAGACAGCTTCGAGTTCTCTGAGCCCGTTGTTGCACCTAGCGGCAGCTTCCTCAACCTCGCTTCACGCCTCGCCAAGTCCACAGCAGGTGGCAAGCTCGTCAATGCCGAGATCACTGACTTCGTGCAGGGAACAGCTAACCAGGTCATCGTCGGAGCAGTCGATGCTTCTGGCATGTCAACCCTCAGCCTCCCCCAGAGCATCGACACCAACGCAGACGTCGAGTTCGACACCCTCAAGCTGGGCGACCTCGCTCCCGTCCACGTCGGCAAGGCACTCAAGGTGGGCACCGACGGCGCCGTGGTCCAGGCTGCTTGGAACGAGTTCGTTGCAATCGAGTCCAACGTCGGTCTCGAGCTCGTCCAGAACGGCTTCAAGGCAGAGATCGGTCTTGCTCAGGACATCCGCTCTTCCGCAACGATTCAGTTCGCTCGCGTTGAGCTCGATGGCACAGGCAACTACGTCGACGCTAGCGGCGACGGCCTCGTCCTTCACGCTGACGCAGCTGGTGACTCCATCGTCTTCGAGTACGATGCTGGCAAGACAATCTCCCTCGGCACAGCAGCCCTCAGCGGCTTCGTCGCCACCACAATCATGGGCGCCCTCAACGAGCTCAAGGCAACAGCCACAAATGCATCAAAGAAGGCAGCCTACACCAACTCAGGCGCTTCAGCGATTGCTGCTGGAACCGACATCGCAGCTCTGATCACATGGCCAGGAAGTGGAAGCTGGGTGTCCGAGCTCACCGGACAGAACTCTCTCGTGTTCGTCAACGGCATGCTCATGCAGGCCGGCGGTCTCGACTACACACTCAACGCTGGCGCAGGCACGATCTCGTTCGCCTTCGCACTCCAGCCCGGTGACGTGGTCGTCATCCAGAAGGCCTGATAGAGCAAACGCTTCGGCAGATCTAATCTGCTAAAGCTGGGGCGGGATCTCTTGATCCCGCCCCTTTTTGCATTATTACTGCATGTCACCGCTATTTAACTCAATCTTGCACAAGAATATACTTCAACCATGTCTGATGAGATAATCAAGAATATCTTTAGAACTGCTTCTGCAGATGTTCAAAATCGAATTGTTAGTTTAGGAAATGATGCAAAAGAGAAGTTGGCTGGGCTTGTTGCACGTGATAAGCACTACGGCGAATTTACTCAATTTCTTAGAACGTCACTGGCAGACATCATAGCAAGGGGACGCCAGCAAGAGACAGTCAGCAGGGAGTTCTATGAAAAAGAGATGTCTGATCTCATGTTGAAGGTCAACAAGATCATTACTGAGATCAAGGAAGAGGCGCTGAAGCAGCAGGGCGCTTCATATGCATATGAGATCGCTGCTGACCAGTTTCAAAGCTTACCTGCCACACTTGACGTCGAGCTCTCTAAAGCAAGAGATCTGCAGACACGCGCCGATGCAGGTGAGCTGGGAAAGCGTAGAAAGCCCGGTGAAAGGCCCGACAAGCTGAAGGACATCCGCAACTACGTCGAGAAGCCCGAGGATAAGTAAGCTGCATGCCCCTCACAGTCGTCAAGTCAGCAAACTTTGGTAAGACACGCGGCGGATTAGCAACTGTCGGTTACACTCTGTACAACGCAGCAGGCTCTGAAGTTGCAGCTCGCAGCACGGTGGGTGTCCACGAGCTCGGTACAGGCACAGGGATCTACGCAGCTTCTGTCACATTTCCAGACAGTTTTGCTGGTTCTGTACTGTGGGACACAGGACAGGGTGCTGATACAATTTACGCGTCTGAGGAGCAGAACTTTGCCGACTCAGCTGCCTCATTGACGACTGATCTCACGTCGATCAAAACTTCGCTCGATGCTGATCTCACGTTCGTCAAGGATATGATCGGCGGGCGCTGGAAGATCGATCACGAGAACTTTCAGATGATCTTCTACAAGCACGACAACTCGACTGAGGTCGCGCGGTTTGACCTCCGCGACAAGAACGACGATCCCAGCTACTTGTCCGTGTTCCATCGCAACAGAGTGACTTGATATGTCGCAGATGGTGCCGCTTGGCAACCCGCTCATTGTGACGATGGGCATGGGGCAAGAGGAGCTGACGGAACCTGCGATGGCTGTCGCTGGAACTGTTGAGTACTTCATCCTCATCGTCGAAGCTGTCAAGAAGGCACTTCGTGGTGACGGTGCTGATCCCCTCCTCGACGATGACATCAACGTCTACAAGATCGTCGCACTGCTCACTGAAGTCAATCGCCAACCGCTAGCTAACCCCCTATACAGCAAGATGACACGGCTGATCATCGAGAAGAAGGTGCAGATCGATGCCGAGCTTGTCGAGCAGAAAGCACGAAAGAGCGAACCGTACAGGATAGTTATAGGGGAGCACCGCATCATAAGAGAGACAGATGAGTGATATAGCACTTTACCTCGACCAGGACAATGAACTTCGTTTCAACGTGGCGATAGAGGGATCAAAGCCCGGCGCGCCCAAGTACCGCCTCGTGTTTGAGGGCAAGAACTTCTCCTACACCTTCAGTGGCCAGCAGACGGCACCTGGCGAGGTGTCCTTCACGATCCCGACCATGAAGAACCTCATGAAGGAGGGCGCTTACCACGCCGACCTCGAGGTGATGATCGATGACCGTTACTTTACACCCTTGTCGTTCGACGCGACGTTTGAGGAGTCAGTTAAAGTTAGAGCAGAGGCAGTGACCCGAACCGTGCAGAAGAAGCCGGCCGTCACAGCTTCTATTGTCACAGCACGTGCTCCTGAGACGGCACGCCCCGTGCTTGAGTCAGCAACCCGCCCCGCCGCGCCTCGTCCACAACAGAAGGTCGCAGCTCGGGAGGATGACTTCATCGCCGAGGTTGATGGTCGCAAGATCACGGCTGATGACCTTCGTAGCTTGCTTAGATCCACCAGGAGGTAAAGATGTTATCAGCATTATTCGCAGTCGTCGGTAGTTACGCTGCCGTCGCCGGTGTGCTCGTCGCCAAGCGTGCATTGAAGATCACTGATCTGCACGAAGAGTACACATTCATCCGCTCACGTGAGCAGAAGTCACACATCAGAGCCCATGCGATTGTATTGAAGGGCGGCTTCAAGAGCGATCTGCTCTGGATCAAACACCTTCCCAGCAAGGTCAAGACAGCACTCGCCTGGTTGAAGCCAGAGTAGCTCCATGAGCCGCGAGCTTCAGCGCGCGACGCTCTTCTTTAAGTACATTAGAGAAGAGCACGCTCACCACATCGAGTTGCTTGAGCGCGGAAAGCAGCAGCTACTTGAAGCCCTGAAGTACGTGAAGGTTGACCCAAATGCTCAGCCTCGCCAGCAAAATCAGCAACAGAGCGCACCGCCCCAGCAGCAGCCTGCTGAGCCAGAGAAACCTCCTGTGCCCGACGATGTTGCTGCAGACGTCAAGAAGCTCTACAAGAAGATCGTCCAGGAGACACATCCCGACAAGTTGGCACAGTCAGATCACGGTCAAAAAGAGCGCGAGAAGCGCGTCAAGCTGTACATGGACGCCGTCAAGGCATTTCAAGCATCAGACAGGGACAACCTTGTGGAGATCGCGCTCGACCTCGAACTTGACACAGGCCTCGAGGTTGAGAAGATCGTTGCATCCCTTCTGACGCGCAGCAAGGCACTCGAGATCCAGATCCAGCAGGTCAAGGGTTCAGTCGAGTGGCTGTGGATGCACTCTGACGAAGCAAAACGCGTCGAGGTGATCAAGGAACTGTGCAGGCGAAACGGCTGGCTCTACGTCACTGATGAGCAGATCGTCGAGAGCGTCAGGTACGCGTCTGGAATGCATCCAGGCACTAGAGAAGATGTCCGTGCCCGAGCCCGCAAGATGATGCAGGAACGACGCAGGATTACTTGAACACCGCACTGGTCACATGTAGTATTGCTTAGAGGCAATAACATGAACAACGTCTATATCGCAAGTGGTTGGTTTTCTCCAGAGTGGCTCCAGGAAGTTGAGGACATCAAGGCTGTCCTCGAGGATCTCAAGCTCGATTACTTCTCTCCCAAGGATTATGCGATCGCTGAGGCGACTGCAAGCAATGACACGCAGAAGCAGATCTTTGACGGTAACGTCAAGCACCTTGACATCTGCGACTGGATGATCTGCAACACCCGCAACAAGGACATGGGTTCGATCTGGGAGGCGGGCTATTTCTACGCTCGCAACAAGCCCATCGTCTACTTCTGCGCAGGCCTTCCACCCGGTGCCAAGTTCAATCTCATGCTGTCAGCAAGCGGCGTCGCTGTCTGCACTTCTCTCGATGATCTCCGCGAGTATCTGACACACTGCAAGCGTGAAGGCAAGCTAATCACACGCAACTACACCGGTTTGATCGAGTAATGAGGATATTGTGCGCTCCTGGTGGATAGTTATCTGCTAGGAGCGCACATGCGTATGAATAGATTAGCCCTGCGTAAGATGATCCTCAGAGAGATGCATGATCACATGCAAGATGAGGATATGCCAGAGATTGAAGCTGAGATCATCGACGATGAGGAAGATGAAGAGCACGAAGACGAAGATGTTCCAGAGGAAGATTACGACACCGACGTAGATGAAGAGGGCAACTTCGACTACGAGGATTCGAACGTCTACGAAGAAACTGGGATGATCAAGTCAAACCTCTACATGCTGTCCAAGAAGGCACATGAGCTCCATGACGAGATCGGAGATCGTGATGATCTTCCTGAGTGGGTGCAGGAGAAGATTGCAGTCGCATCCTACATGATGGACACAGTTCACGACTACCTCATGTACGAGATGGTCAAGGATGACCTCCACGAGAAGAAGGATGGGCGCACCAAGAGCCGCAAGTACAAGGGCAAGGAGTACCGCGCGACACCTGCGATGGTAAGTGCAGTCAAGAAGGGTGCATCCTACAACCAGCTCGCAAAGCTCGCCAAGTGGGCTGATGAACCCGCTGCAGTCGTCCAGGCAGCAAAGATCGTGGCAAAGGGCAAGCCAATGTCCCGCGACGACGAGGAAGATGACCTCGACGAGAACGACAGCTGGGAACCACTGCGTCAGTCAACTGGCATCATGTTCTTCGAGGACGAAGAGGGCACCGACTACCCAGCGCCTAAAGCGAAGGGTAAGAAGCGCGGTTGAGGTAGTTAGATAACCAGCGGTCGCTGGTGTAAATAGAGGCCTCGGTGATTATAATGAGTTCATGAAGATACTCATTACTGGTCACCGAGGTTTCATTGCATCTAACCTTCCATCTGCATTCGCTGATCTCGATCACGAAGTTGTCGATCCCAGCCAGCTCAGGCTGACACACAAGCTGCCGACAGGTGAGCACTGCGTCTATCGCAACAGTGAGGATGACTGGGCACGTGAAATCAAGCGTCTCGGCGTCGATGTAGTTGTCCACAATGCAGCAGCAGTGGGCACCGATGTCGTCGCGCTCAATCCCAATGAGGCGACGCTGTCCAACGTGACAGGAACCTACAACATCTGCCGCGCTGCTGAGAAAGCACGCGCAGCCGTCCTCTACCTCGGAACGACAGTCATCTATAACACAGATCTGTATCAGGGCTCCTGGATCGCTGAGCGCTCCTCGCACGGCCCACAGACGCTCTACGGATCTCTGAAGCTGGCAGGTGAGTACATCGTCCGCGCACACAGCACAAAGTGGTCGATCGTCCGGCCCCTCTTCTGCTACGGTGGCGTGGGTGACAACAACTCGCTGATCGCGAAGGGGTTCTTCGGCGCTGCACACGGCAAGGAGAAGATCGACATGTTCCTCGATCCCAAGAAGATCAAGGATTACATGCGCGTCGAGGATTTCTGCGATGCGGTGGCAACTGTGGTCGATAAGGAGCTCTGGAACGATGACTGGAACGTCGCTGCGGAGACGCCTGAGAACACAGGCAGGATCGTCGAGATGATGAGTGAGATCTCGTGCAAGGATCTAAAGGGTGTGGTAAAATGGCACCCAGGAACCGACTACTTGGGTAACCATCGACTAAGCTCACAGAAGTTCAGGGATGCTTCTGGTTGGACACCAAAGTTCGACCTATATGGTGGCTTGGAAAAGTCGTGGAATGACATCCAGCGTAATCTGGGTTCCACGGATTATAATCCTCTGCGATATCTGGAAGATGCCAAGAAGCGTGGCATCGACCTCACACAATTCTTCAACCGGTGAAATAACATGAGTATCATTCGACCTCCGGATCGGTTTGTGGGCCTTCATGCCCACTCCGGTTTCTCGACCATGGACGGGCTCGGCTATCCTGCACAGCACATCGACTTCGTGCTGAAGAACGGCATGGATGCCTGGGCGCTGACTGACCACGGCAACGGCAGCGGCCTTGCCCACGCGCAGTCACATGCCAAGAAGATGAAGAAGGCAGGGCAGAAGTACCGCCAGCTGAACGGGGTCGAGTTCTACTTCGTTCCATCGCTGAAGAACTGGGCAGAGCAGTACCAGGATCACAAGGATGCAGTCGCTGCTGCCCGCTCTGAGAAGAAGTCGAAGGAGGCGACTGACATCGACGCCGACGATGAGGCAGGGGCGGGTCACATCATCGAGAATGAGGATGAGACAAAGGACGCGTCATCTCTCGAAGTGAAGGATGACGAGTGGAAGCGTCGCTACCACCTTGTCGTGATTGCTAAGGACAAGCGTGGCCTGTCCAACCTCTTCACGCTGGTCAAGCGGTCATTCAAGGAGGGGTACTATCGCTTCCCACGGATTGACTTCGACATGCTCAAGCAGCACGGTGAAGGGCTTGTCGTCAGCACGGCCTGCATCGGTGGCATCATGGCGAACCGCGTCCTCCGCGGACAGGCGATGCACAAGTCAGATGCTGAGATCCAGCACGAGCTCAAGAACCTGACGGATCGGTTTGTGGACGCCGTCGGCCTCGAGAACTTCAACCTCGAGATCCAGTTCAACAAGCTGCAGGCGCAGCACGACGTCAATCGGCACCTGATCGATCTGCACAAGAGCACAGGCGTCCCGCTGGTGGCGACCTGCGATAGTCACTATCCCACTCCTGATAAGTGGAAGACACGTGAGCTCTACAAGAAGTTGGCGTGGATGAACGCGAAGGAGGAACCCAAGCCCCTCCCAGCATTCGATGAGCTGAAGTGCGAGCTCTACCCAAAGAACGCCGAGCAGATGTGGGAGGAGTTCAACCGACACACTGATGCCTACACATTCTATCAAGGCAACGAGGAGCTGGTTCGAGATGCGATCGAGCGGACGCACGACATCGCATGGCAGCAGTGTGAGGACGTCTGGGTCGATACAGGCGCCAAGCTCCCAGTTTTCGCCACGCCTGAGAAGACAGAGTTCCAGCAGCTGGTGGATCTCGTCAAGGAGCGGATGGGCGAGATGGGGCTACATGAAAAGCCCGAGTACATGGCCCGCGTGAAGGAAGAACTCTCAGACATTAAGCACCTGGGTCACGCCTCTTACTTCCTCACGATGTACAAGATCTTCCACCGTGCTAAGGAGCGCACTCTCCTCGGCCCAGGTCGTGGATCTGCTCCCGGATCTCTCGTCAACTACATCCTCGGCATCACTCAGATCGATCCGCTTCCGTTCGGCCTCCTCTGGAACCGCTTCCTTGGTCGGCATCGTGTGTCTTGGCCCGATATCGACTCCGATGCTGGTGATCGTGACGTTCTTATTGACGCGGCACGTGAGCTCTTCGGTGACGACGCTGTCATTCCCGTCTCAAACTTCAACACCCTGAAGCTGAAGTCGCTGGTGAAGGACGTCGCGAAGTTCTTCAACGTCCCGTTCGATGAGGTCAATGCGGTGACAGGACCACTCCAGGATGAAGTCATGCCTCACGCTAAGGATGATGACCAGGAGAAGTCGGTCTTCGTCCTCAAGCACGATGACTGCATGAAGTACTCACCTGCTTACAATGCATTCATGACGAAGTACCCCGAGGTGGAGGAGCACGTTAATGCGCTCTTCATGGAGAACCGTTCGATCGGTCGTCATGCAGGCGGCGTCCTCGTTGCAGAACCCAAGGCGTTGGCTGAAGGCATGCCCATCATCGGTGTTCGCGGTGAATTGCAGACGCCGTGGACAGAAGGTATGAACTTCCGCAACCTGGAGGACAACGGCTTCCTCAAGTTCGACTTCCTCGGCCTAACGCTGCTCAAGGACGTAGAGAACTGCATCAAGCGGATCCTGATCAAGCAGGGTGTCAAGAACCCGACATTTAGTCAGATCAAGGATTTCTTCGATGAGCATCTCAACTGCCGCACGGTCAAGCAGGATGACCAGCAGGTTTGGAAGCACGTCTATCACGAGGGTCGGTTCGTCGGTGTCTTCCAGTTCACGGCAGACGGTGCACGTAAGTTCTGCCTCGATGCGAAGCCTACAAACATCGGTGAGCTGGCAGCACTGACTGCAATCTACCGACCAGGCCCACTGAAGGCAAACGTCCACAAGCTGTACGTCCAGGCAAAGCGGGATGCCTCGAAGATCAAGTACGACCATCCAGTCATCCAGGAAGTGCTAGGGCCCACGTTCGGTTACGTTGTCTTTCAGGAACAGTTCATGATGCTGGCCCAAAAGCTGGCAGGGTTCTCTCCTGGCGAGGCTGACCAGCTCCGCAAGACGCTGGTCAAGAAGTCGCTGGACACGCTGGGCAAGAAGTCATCTGAGAAGGAGGCAGCGCGGAAGCAGTTCATCGACGGTGCTCTGGCACTGCACGGTGTGCCTGAGAAGGTGACTGGCCCGCTCTGGGACACGATCGAGGCGTTCTCGGTGTACGGGTTTAATAAAAGTTTACAGCATGATCAGGATGTTGATATGTACGATAGAGATGGAAACTTTATTCGTGCAGTTAACATTGGCAAGGTTGTACCCGGGTGCTACGTCAAAACACGAGATGAAAAGTCGCAGTGCGACATCTTTGTCAAAGTTGTTGCCAATCATGACCACGGTGAAGTTCCTATCTTCAAGATTACACTTGAAGGAGGCGAAGAAATAAGGTGTTCAATGCATCACAAGTTCAGGACGACATGCGGAGAGATGATGCCACTGTGGTACATCCTGCAGGAAGAGTTAGAGATTGCGACTGTGGGAAGAAATTCAGTGAAAAGCAGATCAACGCACACAATCTCAAATGTGCAGCATGGCTTGAACGACATTCTGAGAGAACTGACTATGTCAGGTGTCAAATTTGCGGACATCTCGGACGCAGCCTGAAATCTCATATCTTGAAAGCACATGGAATTTCTAAGACAGAATACGAGCAGAATTATGGCCCAGTTGTTTGTTCGGCATCTAAACAGAAGTACAAATCATCAAACAACTATGACTGGATAAATCGGGCAAAAATAGCAGGAGATGATTTATCTGAGTGGAAAGGTAAACTCTCATCGGGCATATCGAAAGGTATCATGAACTCTGCAACGGCCCGTAATGCAAGAAGAGACAACTTAACGAAGTTAAATAAGACAGACAACTTCAGAAAAAGATCATCTGATACTGCAAAGAAGACGTCAGCAAGACGCGACATACAGGAACGTCGAGCAGCTACACTTAAAAAGTGGAGAGAAGAAAACCCTGACGTATTTTATCAGTCTTGTGTTACAAAGATGATTACAGCTTACCAAAGTGTACCAGAGAAAAATCTCTTTGAGCTGGTTGACAAGCTATATCCTAATCGTTTTAAGCGCGGTCAGCAAATTAGGAGAATAGGAAAATTTACTTCTGTTAAGTCAGGAACCCGCCAGATAGACATACTTGATGCAGTCAGCAAAATTGTCATTGAATTTGATGGCCCACGACATTTTGTCAATCTAACAAAAGATGACCGACTTTCAAACACCAGGAATAAAGATCAAGAGCTTAATCGCGTGCTAGTTGACGAAGGTTACGTTGTTATACGTGTATCTTTCGACATGTTTACGTACAAAAACGGTGGTAAATTCGACGATGCATGCGTAAAATTGATCTGCGAAGCAATAGAGAAAAAAGAACCTAAATTAGTTCTAATCGGAGAAATGTACCTTGAGCGCAATTACATCGATTGAGTTTGTCGGGATGCAGAGAGCATACGACCTTGAAGTCGCGCACCCAGATCATCAGTTCTATTTGTCAAACGGTGCGTTGACGTCAAACTCACACTCCGTGTCCTACGCGATCGACTCATACTACGCAGGTTGGCTACACACCCACTACGAGAAGGAGTGGTTGGCAACGATCCTGCAGTCTGAGACAGGTAATCCCAAGGGGCTGGCAAAGGCTATCGCGGAGATCAAGGCAATTGGTTACAAGTTCTCGCAGGTTGACATCAACTACTCAGGAACAGAGTGGACGTACTCTGATGAGATCCAGGCATTCGTTCCACCGCTGACATCTGTCAAGGGCCTGGGCGACTCAGCAGTGAGTGAGATCATGGAGAACAGGCCCTACCGTGCGCTGGATGACCTCCTGTTCGATGCAGAAGGTGAGTGGCGCCACTCCAAGCTGAACAAGAGCTGCCTTGAGTCGCTGATCCTCACTGAGAGCCTAGGTTCACTGCAGGAGTTCAAGGACGAGCGTCTCAACAACCACAATCAGCTACACAAGATGATCATCGAGAACTATGACACGCTCCGCAAGGGTCGCACAGGAATGACCAAGACGGCCACCAAGAAGTGGGTAAAGGAGCACGGCAAGGAGCCTGTGATCATCGACCAGTTGATCGAGGCAACGGCAGATGTCCAAGATTGGAACCGCTACGAGAAGATCAAGAACTTCGTAGAGATCTTGACCACGGCGTCAGAAGAACTGCTATTCCCACCCACCGTGATGGCAAAGATTGATCGTTCTAACGTCCCGTCTGCAATGCAGATCTCACCAGGATCGAAAGCAGTTGTCTGGTTCTGTGCCCAGGATTGGGTCAAGAAGCAGACAAAGAACGGCAAGACATTCTACACAGCATTTGCTGTTGACAATAACAGCGACACTGCAAGAATTCGCGTGTGGGGTACATTTAAAGAAGAGCCCGAGCGATACACTATGTGGCTAGCTGAGGTAGAATATGATGCTAACTGGGGTATGTCAACCTCAGCAATGAAAATGCGAAAGATCGAGGTGTAATTTGAAGTTCAATCTAAAGACAGTTGTGCTAGAAGGTGTGGATTGCAGCGGCAAGACCACGTTGTTTAGGAGCTTGCATCGTGCAACAGGCTTCAAGTGGAACATCCACGATCGAAGCGCACTTTCTATGCTCTGCTATGCAGTCATGTACGGAAGAGATGTTGACCACTGGCGGCAGCTCCTCTTGGAAGAGATCAGCGATCTGAACAATGTGATCGTTGTGCTCATGCCCCCACTGACCACCATCAAGGATCGCCTTGCAGAAAGAGGCGACGAGTTTCAAGATCAAGAGACGATTGAGAAGTTGTACACAATCTTCGAGGATGAGGTGACACGTCTCAGCGCGTACCCTAACGTCTTAGTTTGCGCGCAATCAAAAGCTTCCAGTGATGACATTGCACGGTGGGTACTAAACTACGAACGTCAGACATATGGACGTCTCGCTGAGATGACGCATGATCATGCGAGGATCAAGCTGTCTGGTGAGGCGCCTTTCCTAAAGATGACGTGGGAAGACACTGACTTCAAGACACTCAGCACAAAGGCTCTCTTCTACGAACCTGAGCTTGAGTACTACGAAGCAACACGCAAGAAGCTTATTGAAAAGATCCAAGCAGAGCTGGCTGGCCAGAATGAGTACGAGATGAAGCAGGATCTCAAGTCGCGACGGTTTGTCATGACACAGGATAGTTGCATCTCCTATGCCCACTTCATGTATCGTGGCGGTGTGCTTCACGCCAACATCGTGTGCAGATCTTCTGAGGTGTCGCGTATCTTCCCAAATGACATCCACTTCATCGGTCACATGGGTCAGACAGCCCGACGTGAGCTCGGCCTCACCGTTGAGACACCCGTGAGGTTTAATCTCACACTCGACTCAGCGCATGTAATCTTTCAACCTACGCATTAAAGTACTTAGAGGCATAAATGAAGAGAGCATTAGTAACGGGCGGCGCCGGCTTCATTGGGTCAAATCTGACGCACGCGCTTGTCGATGATGGCTGGACAGTTGACGTAGTAGACGACATGTCGAACGGTCATCTCAACCTTCTTGATGGTTTGAACTATCGAGTTTTTCTGCCGGGCATGGCAGAAATCTATGAGGCACAGAAGCAGAGAGCTTCGAAAGAAGTTTACGTGCATGAGTGCGACTTTGCGCATCCAGTCATCTTAGACAGAATTGCTCGGAAGCAATACGACATCGTCTTCCACCAGGCAGCTGTTCCGCAAGTTTCCTACTCTGTCGAGCAGCCTACGAAGACGACAGACGTCAATCTTCTGAGAAGCATTGAGCTTCTCCATTCTTGCGTCGGCAACGTCGACAAGGTGGTTGTTGCATCATCATCAGCTGTCTATGGTAACACGGAGGCACTGCCGACAACCGAAGAGACACCACGTAACCCAAGATCTCCATACGGCCTCCAGAAGAGTGCTCTTGAGGATTTCTGTCGACTATTTGGTGAGCTCTATGATCTAGACACCGTCTGCCTACGCTATTTCAACGTTTTCGGTGCAGGCCAGTATGGCGACTCACCTTATTCCACAGCCGTGTCTGCTTGGTGTGATGCAATCAAGAGCGGGCGCACTCTTAGATCCGATGGTGACGGATCTCAATCTCGTGACATGTGTCATGTTGACAACGTCGTAAGTGCCAATATTCTTGCTGCCAAGACGCCGAACCGCCTCATGGGCAAAGGGTACAACATCTGCTGTGGTGAGCGGACGACAAACCTTGAGATCCTCCAGCACCTCACAGGAGCATTTCCAACAGTTGAAGTTCGTCACGCTCCCTGGCGTCCAGGTGATGTTAAGCACACACTGGGTGACTGGACAGCAGCAAATCGTGACTTCGGATACCAACCACTAGTTAAGTTCTGGGATGGGCTTGAGAAGACACTCGCCTGGTGGGAGCTCAAGTAATGCGCATCCCACCAACATTCACTGTCTTCTGTGGGCCTATGATGTCGTCTAAGACGACACGACTGATCGGCGCGGTCGACCGCTTTCGATATCAGAACCAGCGCGTCCTTGCATTTAAACCAAAGATGGATAGAAGGTATGCAAAAGAAGAGATTACTACACACAACGGTGGAAAGCTTGAAGCTCTCATTGTTAGCACTGGTGATGAGATACTACGCCACGTTGACGTATATGAACCAGACGTTGTAGCAGTTGACGAAGCTTTCATGATTGACGGCTCTGCAGACGCACTCATTCAGATCTACCGTAGAGGCGTGTCTGTCGTTGTGTCGTCGATCGAGATGTCTGCCAGCTGCAACTCTTTCCCAGAGATTGAGAAGATCCTTCCCTGGGCGACAAAGGTTGAGAAGTGCACTGCCGTCTGTGTTGTATGCGGCGAGGATGCACCGTACACACAGAAGAAGATCAATGACATCGCAGAGATCACAGTTGGGGGTTCTGAGCTCTATGAGCCTCGATGCTGGTCACATCATGCGACCGCGCGCGAAGCGTGATACATTAGTATCGAGGTAGCATGCTAGATCCTAACAGCATCAATCTGGTCATTTATCATGCGAGTTGCACAGATGGATTTGGAGCAGCTTGGGCAGCATGGAAGTTACTTGGCGACCGTGCTGAATACTACGCTGCAAAGTACGGAGAGGCACCGCCAGATGTGACTGGGAAGAACGTCATCGTCGTAGATTTCTCATATGATAATGCTACTACTAAGCGCTTGATGAAGGAGGCAAAGGGGTTTTTCGTCCTTGACCACCACAAGTCGGCGATGGTAGAGCTCCACGATGTGTCCTGCACACACTTCGACATGAACCACAGCGGTGCAATGCTGGCCTGGAAGTTCTTCCATCCCGGTAAGGAAGCACCTCGGATGATCAAGCACATCGAGGATCGTGACCTCTGGAAGTGGGAGATCCCTTACTCGAAGGAGTTCTCAGCAGCATTTGACATGGTACCCTTCGACTTCGAGGAATTTGACAAGTACCTCGACGACTCAGCAGTTGACGATGCTCAGGAGCGTGGTGCCTACATCCTCGCATATTCTAAGACAGTGATCTCCAAGATCTCCAAGCACGCAGCACCACGCAAGCTGAACGGCAAGGATGTCCTGGTGGTGAACTCACCCCACTGGATGTCCGAGATCGGAAATGCGTTGTCACCTAAGTGTGACTTCGCGGTGATCTGGTACTACGACCACGACACACACCAGGTGAAGGTCAGCCTCCGGGCGCACCATGATGACGCTGATGTGAGCGAGGTCGCCAAGAAGTACGGCGGAGGAGGACATCGCAAAGCAGCAGGTTTCGCGCTTGCGCCCAACATCAGTATTGAGACAATCTTCGACAAGGAGTAGAGATGCGTCCAGGCTGGGATGAAGTGTGGATGAACATCGCACGTGAAGTATCACGCAGGTCAGCAGACGACAAGTACAAGGTCGGAACTGTGATAGTCACTGGAGACAACACACAAGTGCTGTCGCTAGGATACAACGGCGACCACGCAGGTGGCCCAAATTGCAGAGAGTCGAGTGACCCTGGCGAGTCAGGTTTTATCCATGCCGAGATGAACGCGCTGATCAAGCTTGACTACAATAACCTAAAGCGACGTGTTATGTACGTAACGTTGTCGCCCTGTAAGATGTGCGCTAAAGCAATCATCAATGCAGGTATCAACGAGCTCGTGTACGGCGAAGATTATAGAGATCTCAGCGGTATTGACATTCTCACAGGCGCTGGGATAAAAGTTAGAAAAATAACTCAAACTTAGCGGATAGATATAGATGATGAAAAAGTTAACTCCACAAGATGTAAACAAACTGATCAGACGATCTCTGACCAAGGTTGTGCTTGAAAAGCTAACAGTGAAAGTGGGCAAAGAGGTCGTCGTCTCACCTGAGCTTAAGATCCGTCACGTTGGAAACAACAAAATTGAGGGCTCTAAGTATCTTTACACAATCACTGGGATTGACAACGTCGACGGAGTGCTCCAATTGAAGATGAAGTACTACGACGATGACAGCCCAGAGCCTATCGAGACGGCAGTGACACAAGATGAATTTGACCAATACGAGCTGGCATAATGAGTAAAGACATCACACAAATTGTCCGTCAGACACTTGGCTTAAGCGGTGAGACAGCCAAGAGCTCAAAGCGGCTCGACGAGGCGCTTGTTGCCGACCCTAAGCCCTTCAATCTTCCCACAGAGTTCCAGAGTGCTGGCACAAAACGTGCTCACTTTGAGCTGTATGAAAACTACATCAAGGCCTTCAACCGCATCAGCGCAGAACTAGACAGCGCCGATAGGTCAGAAGTTAATTCCAACAACAGTCAGTTTCGCTCGTTGAAGATCGATGAAACGTACAATATGAACGCGATCTTCCTCCACGAGCTCTACTTTGCCAACATCAGTGATCTACACAGCAAGATCACAATGGACTCGCTCACTTACATGCGGCTCCAGCGTGACTTTGGCACGTTCGACAAGTGGCAGGAGGATTTCCTCGCCTGCTGTCAGGCATCCCGCTGCGGTTGGGCAGTCACATACTACAACCTCTTCACACAGACATACATGAATGCTGTCGTCGATCTACACAGCATTGAGATCCCGGTTGGGTGCTTTCCAGTGATCGTGATGGACGTGTGGCAGCACGCCTACTACAAGGATTACCTCCGGGATGTGAAGACATACAGCATCGCGATGATGAAGGAGCTCAACTGGCGAGTCATCGAGGATCGCTTCAAGCAATCTGAGCGCGTCGCACAAGCAATGAGGTCACTATGAGATCAAGGCAGACAAGCAGGCGCCGCAGGCTCTACGAGGAAAGCGACGTAGAAAGTGTGTCAGTTGTTGATAAGATGACAGGCAGCACCCGCCTTTCACTCGACTCAGTCGACGACCAGATCGACTCATACATCATTAAGTTCGAGGCAGAAGCTGCCGAAGCGGCTGAGTCAGAAGAGGAAATGATCTTTGAGGCGCTCAAGCGCAGGTCGCTTTTAGGTTTGCTCTATGAGCAGGACGAGGCTCCCACCGACTTGTTCACAGGAGATCCTGCTGCTCCCGCTCCAGATGATGAGGCGCCTGAGCCCGAAGACAGCTCAGAGATGAAAGATGATCTGAAGCCTGCGCCTCTCGTTAAGTCAGCGATAGACATCGACCTGTTCACAAAGAAGCTGGCTCGCTTAGTGATGAATAATAAGCGGCTGCTTGACGTCGAGTCGGTCATCATCAACCGCGCGATGCTCTTCCTCAAGAAGAACTACAGCCAAGAGTACGTGGATCGCATGAAGGAAGTGTTGGATACGCAGTTTGACTTCAATATGGACGATCAAGATTTCCTGTACGCACCTGACGCACCCGGCTCAGAAGGCAAGCCCACAGGCGGTACTGGCGGCGCATGAAGAAGCAGATCGACACGCAGCGTCTGATCAGTTTTGAGACAAAGAAGTCGGTTCACATCAACATCCCCAGAGAGACACACGGATTAGTTAGAGCACAGTGCTTCAAGTACAGCCTGACAATGCAGGACGTATTTGAGGAGCTCGCGCAGATGATTGCTGCTGAAGATCCCGATGCGCTGGAGATGATGTCGAACTTGGCAATGAAAAAGAGAGATGCATCAATAAAACGCCTTTCAGCGTCAGATGCAGAATCTATATTCAATATTATAGAAGATAACAATCCACTCTCAGACGGATGATGACATTGTTCAACAAACTAAGATCTCTCTTCATCGTTGATGAGGTCAAAGATAAGACAGATGCACTAGAGAACCAGCTGAAAGAAGCATGTGATAGAATTTCCCTGCTTGAGAGAAAGCTAGTTGATCAAGATGCCATCTTAATCGACCACCACAAGACGATCGCTGCACTTGCGATGATACAGACAAATCTGCTGGCTGAGATGGAGCGCGCAGCTAAGAACGCGAGCTTGAAGCGCACCAAGATGACTTCTCACACAACGTCATCAAAAGGTGACGATTTCATTAACTAGCTTTACGATCGGCGCGATATATTTATCTGCAGAGGTTTTAGATGCAGATTGTCGTCAAGAAGAAAGTTCTTGAGGAGATGATTGACCAAGTTGTTCGCGAGGTCAGCTCTTTTCACAGCGTAAGAATAGATGAGATCCCAGCCAAGCTCGATGACGAGGACGTCGTCAAGCCCACTGAGGAGATGGCCACACAGCTCTCGACGCAGAAGCCTAACGTTGACGATGACGCCTATAAGCCCGTCAATACGTCAGAGCTTACAAAGGCTGCGTCAGCTGTCGCAGAGAAGGTGCCTCAGGACAAGGTGCAGAAGTTCTACAAGCAGCTTAAGGATCTTGCACAACAGACAGTCGACGGAAAAGAAACAGACGACAGCATGTTGAGTGAGAGAAAGATGGCCAGCATCCTCTCATTCCTGCTCGATCGTCCTGTGCATCTCCGTGAAGCCCGCAAAGGTGACATCGATCCACGGTCGCCCGAGGGGATTGCGATTGACGCACAGATTAAAGCTGCTGATGCTAACGTCGATAGATTTACAGGAAATATTGAGAGACAAGATAGACGGCAATCCGGATCAGTCAGCCTAAGTCGCGTTCCTTCACTAACGATGAGTGTTGTCTACTCACTGCTTGCTGCGATTGCCAAGAAATCTGGCGAGCAGTTTAAGCGCCCACAAGATCTTGCAGACATCAAGGCAGAGCTTCTTCAACCAGGTGCAATAACACTGTCTGATGACAAACGGAAGATGAAGCTGCGCGCTCGTGGAACCACAGCAGAAGTGGGCGGCTTTGGAACGGCCCTGCACAATGTCTCAAAAGAGCAGATGATTGCTGCAGCAGAGAAGGCAATAAACGACCACTTCGATGAGCTTGTTGAGTTCATCACGACAGGTCACCTGATGGGTGACCCATCCAGCGGCATCAAGCGCGAACGTGAAGGATCGCTTAGAACTGAAGCGGGCGACCTTGCTAAAGAGATTTTAATCCAACTTGGTGAACAGCTCCCAATCAGTGCAAGTGTACCAGATGACACACTTAGAAGTTTTGGTACTGAATTGGGTGAATTTATTAAGAATACACTCAGCCCAGAGAATAATCAGTTTTCCTACACATTTGCTGATCTTGTTATCAAGGTGAAAAAGGGCAAGAAGGGTCAAGAAGCAACAGAAGAAGAGGAAGAAGATGCAGATGAAGTAAGCACAGTCAAGCAGGTCATCATTGACTTGTCTAAAGTTGCCGATGACATACAGCAACTTCCTGCAGAAGCTGGTGCCTATTCACGCGGTGACATGACAGCAATAGGACAGATGCAGATCGGTCGTGTCAACACAGCTGAATTCTTCAAGAATGAACTTGCTCAATCCATCATGACAAACATTGAAGATCTGTTGGAAAAATTTGTCAAGGTCAAGCGTGACAAGTTCGCAGCAGGCATAGAAGGCCGCAACTTAGCATCTGACATACTTCGACGCATGGGTGGATCAAGAGCAGACATACCTGCTGAGAAAGTTAATTTGCTCATGAGAGACATCAGTCAGTCGGGTGAGGAGGAGGGACAGACGCCTGAGGAGATCGAGCGCCGGCAGTTTGATGCACTCTTTGCGTCAGACGTCCTTAGCAGAGAGCGCTTTGACATGAGGGTAGGCCTCTATCAGGCTTTTATTGAAGAATTCATGGGGCCTGTAATCTTCCTTGCTTCTAAGTCATTTGAGGATAGCACCAGAGTAAGTAGGGAATTCCAGAATGCCGCATTGAAGCCACTCAACCAGATTGCAGACAAAGATCCCGTCTTCAGCATGTACACAGACGTCTTGAAGATGTTCGGAAGTAGCAGAAAGATGCAGGTGTCAAAGTTCTTTAGAACCTATGAAAAGATCTTGCAAGATCCTGGATTTAAGGCGTTCGTTGAAAATCAGACAGGTGCAACAGGAGTGTCAGATCTTAGTCGTGCATCAACAGCCTTCTTTGATAAAGACATCACACTCGTCTTCATCGTCAATATGGCAGCTGCATATGCTAAGACAAAGCTTCGTGAACCTACCATGGTGCACTCGCTTGTTGGAAAGACACAAGATGATGAATTTAATATTGTCAAATCTTTCAAAAATTACCTGGAGAAAGACGTCATCGATGGCATCAAGGATGGCGACCCAGAGCCTCTCAAGTTACTCAAGAAAGTCGAGGACATGATCGAGGACAGCGGTATGGGTTTCGTCAAGAAGCAGCCTGAGAAGAAGAAAAAGGGTGAACCCGTGAGTGAAGCTGCCATCCTGCGCAGTATAATCAGGCGTGCAATCCGCTGATTAGGAGGCGCTGTGAGCTTTGGATTTAAACTTCCCTTCCGCGAGGAGGGGCTTCCCGTCAAGGTCGACCAGAGCACATGGGCGCACTTCGACGATGGCAGAAAGCTGAGGAAGACATACGAGTTTGTCAAGTTCAGAGCTTTCCACTCCTTCGTCTCAGAGTTGCTCGTCAAGGCACGACAGATGCACCACGAGCCGCACATCGAGCTCGAGGGGCTGAAGGTCACGATCACGCTGCAGACCCGTGTGATCGACGATGTGTCAGAGCAAGATCTCGTCCTGTCACGGTTCTGTGACGATCTCTACAACGACGTCCGTTACTACTACGGCACTGATAAGGTCGCCTGATGCTACTAATGAGTGACGATCTGACAGATCGAATAATTTTGGCACACGACGAAGATGATGACGGCCAAGTCGACACCATCACGTCTGTTGACGTCACATTCCACCTCGACGGTTCACAAATCACCATTCCGCTCAAGAAGATGATCTTCTCGACTGATGAGATCGCATTGTCCTTCACAGCAGTACCTGCTCTACCCGTCATGCTGCACCAGCATGTGGGCGCCGTGAAGTGCGTCGTCACTGCAGGTCACCACACGTTAGATTTTGACCTGAAAAACTGTGCAGTCACGTGGGATAATACGGAAGGAAAGCAACTTTGCACGATAGTTAATAGATTAGAGCAGCATGCTAGGAGATCTGAATGAGCCAAGAGTTCGACTTCAGTAAGTTTATGGAAGACATCGTTGAGCGCGAGGAGCACCAAGCCGAGCGCGTCGTTGAGTGGCAGCGCGACCAGGATCAGCATCCTGCCCGCATCTACAACAAGCTCTACAGAGAGCTTCCCCAGAACCGCACAAAGTGGAGCGGACGATGAGCACGATCAAGATCAAGAACGCCAGCCAGTTGGCGCAGTTTCTGAAGGTGCTCGCTGAGGAGAGCGTCACCACGGCGCAGGTCGACATCGACGACGAGCGTCGCCGGCAGAAGAGCGCTGCAAGCGCCGCCAAGCGCGATCTGGGACGCTTCATGCAGGAAGAGGACGCGCCCGGAGCAGCACCCGCTGCGGCACCCGCCCCTGAGCCGCCCGCCGACCTCGCTGCTGATCCCACCATGGCTGCTCCACCCAAGGAGAAGGCGGCACCCGCACCAGCACCCACCCCTGGCGAGGAGGATCCACTTGAGCCCTCCTTCGACGCGATGACACGCGCGATCCTCGACCTCCGCAGCGGTAAGTCAGTGCGGGACAGCGCGATCGAGACGGAGCTTGAGGCCTACTATGACCGCCTCCAGGACGCCGAGCGCTACGCGATGATCATCTTCCTCCGTGCCCTGTCGGGCATCGTCACCGGCAAGATGACAGGTGCCCAAGCAGCTGAACCCGGTGATGTGCCCCACGGCATCACCATCAGCCGCGCAGGTGAGGAAGAGGCCGCTCCCGAGGCACCCCCAGCTGAGGAGCCTGCAGCAGGTGCAACACCCCCAGCAGCACCCGCAGCTCCCGAGGAACCACCGGCACCAGCCGGCCCAATCCAGGTGGGCAGCCCAGTCACCGAGGCATTCCGTGAGCGGATCAGGCAGCTGATCAGAGCCAACAAGTAAGCTCATGCCCCGACGCCCCGAGCACTACGGTTCGATCCAGTACCTCGAGGAGATGGATAAGATCCTCAGGACACTGGACGAGCTGCGCCACTGCATGGGACGGGATGAGAGAAAAGAGCGTTACACCGTGTCGAGAGCGATGGACAGCATCAGACATCTGCGTGTGAAGGCAAAGAGACATGGTGTGCGGCTGGGTTTAATCGCTGAGGAGGATGTGTGATGTTACGCAACCATGATCTAATAAGACAGCTGATCCGCGAAGTTCTCGCTGAAGAGCGCGGACCCGTCTCACAGACTGTTGTAATCGGCCCAGTCGGTAGTACGTTTCGACCTGTTGCTGCTCCTGGGCTCGGCAAGATCATCATCGCGTCAGCGTTCGCGAAGGCGTATGGGTGGCTTGGTGACTACACGGGTGAAGGCTGCATCATGGCCAATCCAAACTACCCATGCACAAGGTCACAGCCCCTCTTTGAAGCATACAGCGGTGCAGCGGCAGCTACTGGAACCACGGGCACTACACCCGCACCTGCGGGAGATTTTCAATCAGCTGCATACATAACTGCTTTAGACGGCGACAAAGCAGATCTGATCGCGTCTTATGACGCAGCAAAGATGGCAGTGACGCAGTGGCGCTTTGATGACAGTAAACAGAAATTTAGCGATCTTGACACCACCGCCGTGCGAGGGGAAGTTGTTACTAACGTCAGTACGATGCTGAGCAAGACGTGCCTTGTCAGCACAAGTCTTGACAATGGCAAAATAGATAATATGATACTCGAAAAGCTGAACAAGCGCGCCGACTTCAAAGCATTTCTCTTAAAGTTTGTCGACTCTGCACACTCTGACTTCATTTCAATCACAAATGGTCATAGTTCTAAGTTCAAGTTGGACACAAAATTGAGTTCACTACCAGGACAAATTCAAATTAAGCAAACAGAAGAGACGGCAGCGTACAATAGCGCAAAAGCAGAGATCAAAAAACTTTAATTAACAATAGGTGTGTCTTACTATATTAGAGATATGAGCAACACTAATCAGCGCAATTGGCTACCAGAGATCGTCTACGAGGAGATGGAGGGCGGTGGCTCCTCTAAGATCCCATTCATCCACGTCCCTGACGACGTCGAAGATCCACCCCTCCTCTTCATCTTCCTGACACGCAAGACAGGCGAAGTCGAGCCCGGCCTCGAGGGTGAGGAAGTTCCAGTCGTCGACATGACACTCCACCAGTTCGTCGACATGCAGCGTCTCCAGGAGCGCCTTCCATCTGACGTCTTTGATCAGGTGCGTGCAGCAGTAGGCCTTGAGCCTCGAGTTGACGCAGCAAGGAAGGGCAAGGGCATCACGTCAAATATCAGAGCACGTGTGGAAAGTTCTCAAGCTGAGTGATAGATAATCTCAGAGGATAATGACCATGTTCGATATCAACCGCATCTGCCAGCTCGCCGGTCTTGAGGCACCTGCTGGTTCCAATGTCATCCGCGAGGGACGCGCCCCCGCCGCACGCAAGCCACTTCGTGAGTCAGCTGACAAGCAGCTCGACGTCGTCTACGAGATCGACGACCGTGAGTTGATGGCTGAGGCGAAGCGCGCCGAGAAGAACCTCGTCGAGCACGACTTCCGCATGGCAGTCCGTGAGGAGATCGGCCAGATCCTCAATGGCCTCGAGCACGGCAGCCGCTGGATCTACGGCACCAAGGAGAATCAGCCCCGCAACAGCAAGATGGGCCAGATCGCCCGCGGTGGCCTCGGCATCGGCTTCAAGTAAGATCACTTCTTCTTTGAACAAGTTTGACCGACTTCGTATTATGCGTTTATGCAGAACTACGAAGTCGGTCAAATTGTCTATCTACTCGTCAAGGGCGAGATGAAGGTCATTCCCACTCGGGTGGTCGAGGCGATCACCCGCAAGACACTTGAGGGAGTGGCAACTACCTACATGGTCCAGCTACCTGACAAGGACAGATCTGTAATGGATCTGACAGAGCTTGACGCTGAGCCTTTCAACGATCTCAACAGGGTACGTGAAGTGATGCTCGAGCGTGTCACGGCCTCGATTGAGGGTACGATCAAGCGCTCAGAAGCACTGGCTCGTGCTCTGATGGGCAACACGCAGAGCGACGCCGCCTGACCCGTGCGCGCTCACACAGCTGTGGTATGATGGCTGCAGGAGATACGATGCGACACCTTCTTCTCGACGGCTACAACCTCATGCACCGTGCACGCTTCGGCATGCGCAACGGTGACCACTACGTCATCTTCAACTTCTTCCGGTCGCTCCGCCCGCTTGTTGAGCAGTTCGCACCCTGCAAGGTAACGCTCTTCCTGGAGGGCGTCCCGCAGCACCGGATCAACTTGGACGGTGAGTACAAGGCAAACCGCGTTGCTGAACCGGGCACAAAGCAGCACGCTGAGCTTGCCGAGTTCCGCAAGCAGAAGCGGGTGATCCTCGAGCTCCTCCAACACCTGCCTGTGGATCTTGTCAAGCACGACCACCTCGAGTGCGACGACGCGATCGGCAGTTGGGTGCAGGCCCACCGTGACACGGATGAGTGCGTCGTTGTCTCAACTGACACTGACTTCATCCAGCTGCTGGGGCACCCAAACGTCAAGCTCTACAACCCAGTACGCAAGGCCTTCGTCGATCCGGCTCCCCACGATTACGTCCTCTGGAAGGCACTCCGTGGTGACAAGACAGACAACATCCCGGCGCTTCCTGGCATCACTGACGGCAAGGCGACCAAGATCTGTGCCGACGAGCGCCTCCTAAAAAATCTACGGGATGACCCAGAGATGGCGCCGTTGCTCGAGCGCAACCTCACCTTGGTTGCCTTCAAGTACACACCCCTCGATGATCCTGGTTACAACAGAGTGACACCGTCGGTGGATTACGACGCACTCAAGCAGGCTTTCACCGATCTTGGCTTCTACTCCATTGTCAACACGACCTCTTGGCCCAAGTACTGCAAGACGTTCGACTCCGTATACAAATAGCATACGGTGATTACTTTTAGGGTATGAATGCACTACCCGACGAGAAGCAGAAGTTACTGAGAGAGAACGGCCTAATGAGGGAAAACGAGGTTGCGTATGCAGCCGGTGACCTCTTAGTCGTTGAGAATGTCATCACCCGCGAGCGCCGGACGCTGCAAGTTGCGACCGTCCAGCCTCTCTTCGAGAGCTCCAAGCGTCTGTTGAGAGGTTGAGATGGAAGAGACAGACAAGTTAGTCGTCTTTGATGCAGCTGCTCGTGAGAAGCTCCTCGCGGGTGTCAATACTTTGGCTGATGCTGTCCGTGTGACGATGGGACCACGCGGTCGTAACGTCCTGATCGAGCAGCGCGGTCAACACCCGATCGTCACTAAGGACGGTGTCACCGTTGCTAAGTCGATCAATCTTCGTGACAAGCTGCAGAACTTGGGCGCGCAGATGATCAAGGAGGCTGCGTCCCGTTCGGCTGATGAAGCGGGAGATGGGACAACCACAGCAACTGTCCTCACGCAGGCGATCTTCAGCGAAGGCCTAAAGCTTGTTCTAGCAGGCTACCCATCGACTGACATCAAAGCGGGAATCGACCAAGCAGTCGAGCAGATCATCAGCAAGATTGACCAGATCGCTGTGCCTGCGGGATCACCAGAGGTACTGCGTCGTGTTGCAGTCATCTCAGCCAACGGTGAAGAGAGCTTGGGCGAGCTGATTGAGAATGCCATCAGGACAGTGGGTGAGGACGGTGTCGTCACAGTCGAGGAAGCAAAGGGTTACAACAGCAGCTTGACAGTTGTTGACGGCACTCGTATCGACCGTGGTTACACATCACCCTACTTCGTCACTGATCAAGATCGGATGGTGTGTGAGATGGAGAAGCCTGCTGTGCTCCTCCTGAATAGGCGGATTGAGACGATCAAGGACATTGTGGGCCTCCTCGAGAAGAGCCTGTCCAACAAGCGCCCGCTCCTCATCATCGCAGACGACATCGACGGCGAAGCAATGCAGACACTCGTCCTTAACAGAGTTCGTGGTGCATTGAGCGTTTGTGCCATCAGAGCTCCTGGAGCTGGCGCAGGTCGATATGATCAGATGCAGGATCTTGCTGTCCTGCTCGGCACTCGTGTCTTCTCTGCAGCTGATGCTGAAGATCTGTCAAAGGTGCAACTCACAGAGTTGGGCACATGCAACAAGGCTCTGATTGGTCGCACTGAGACAGTGCTAGTGGGTGCCAATGCTGATAGAGACCGTGTAGGCGAGCGCCTCGACGAGATCCGGAAGCAGTACGCAGAGGCGATCGATGAGGGAGAGCGGCTGCAGACAAAGCAGCGTCTTGCTCGCCTATCAGGCGGTGTTGCCATCCTCCGAGTGGGCGGTGCCACCGAGGCTGAGCTTAAGGAGCGTAAGGACCGTGCTGATGACGCACTGCACGCTGTGCAAGCTGCCATGAAGGAGGGTGTCGTCCCCGGCGGTGGCACAACACTCGTCAGAGCAGCTAACGATGTCCCGCTTCCTGCTGGTGACTTTACACCTGTCCAGGCAGGCTTCCAAGTTGTCAAGACAGCTTGCCGCGCACCTTTTAGACAGATCGTCGCAAATAGCGGTGGAACACCCGAGATCGTGCTCAACCACTTGAACACACTCAGTAATACACACGTCTACGACGCCTTTCAAGGCACATATGGCGAGATGCTTGAGCTTGGAATCGTTGATCCAGCGAGAGTCGTCAAGTGCGCGCTGAGAAACGCCGCCTCAGCTGCAGGAATGATGCTCACTGTAGGATGTGCTCTCGTTGAGGATGAAGCGCCTGCAACGTGATAAGTATTCAAGCGGAGTCGTAGTATGCGCTTGCTGAATGAGGAGAATAAGCATCTCACGTCCAAGATGATCAAGGTCACCTTGTCTGTGAAGATGAACCAGGACGCTCACGTTCCTGACACTATGACACGTATCCGCGTCCTTCCGACAGTTGCCGTTGTGGGTCAATCGGATCGTGTTGAGCGCTCCTCAGCGGGCGGAACGGTCATGGACATCTACGTCAAGTTCCTGCCCAATCCAGGCAGCCTCTTCTACAACCTGATGACGCTCTGCAAGCTGATCAAGTCACTGCCGGGCGTCCGCGTCGTCCGCGTCGCTGCCGTTGGAAACCGCCCCGTGATCTTCAAGGGACGCCCGATCGTTGTATGATGAACATCGTCGCAGGATATCAGACTGATCTGGAGTTGGCTTTAAATTGGCTGCGTCTCAAGAAAGCACTGCAAGATGTCAGTGAGCAGAGAAAGGAAGGCAACTTGTACATTGCCACCATACGCACTAAGATGAATAGGTCAGAAGTGCAAAAACTCCTCACGGATCGCTTCGGGCACTACGTTAAAGTCGCACCTCGTTAGGTGCATATCATCAACAACAAGCTAGTATCAAGAGTAGTTAGAAATGAACATCGGAACAAGTGACGATCTCGCACGCATGGAGACGTCTGACCTCGAGCGACTTCAGAACATCCTGAAGGATCGTATCAACCAAGCACGTCGTCGTCGCGATGACAGCATTCCACTTGAGATTGATCTCACATATGTCCAGCGCGAGCTTACTGACAGGCAGCGCCGATCCGAGTGGGTGGCTCGCAACATTGTTGCAAAAAGTGAGCAAGAGTAGTTTTCACCGGCAAAACGGTGTTTAAATCAAGCTCAGGAGGAAACATGGCATACACATTCTACAAGTACGACTACAACACACCCCACCCTGACACGGCGCGTGCAAACATCCTAAGCAACGACAAGGGCATGACGATCGAGCTTGAAGCACCAGGCTTCAGCCGTAGTGACATCACTGTCGAGACGAAGGGGTCAACACTGACAGTGACAGCAAAGCGCACTGACGCTCCCGAGGAGAAGTATCGCATTCAGGAGTTTAACGCACACCACTTGACACGGTCGTGGACACTTCCCAAGTCGATCGACGTTGACAAGATCGTTGCAGCGTACGATGCAGGCATCCTCACGTTGACGATGCCCTACCGCAGCGACTCCGTCTTTGAGACACGTCGCATCGAGATCGCCTGATCTCACTCTAAGGGCGCCCTTCTATGGGCGCCCTTTTTGTGCCCGTGCGGGCCCAGCGCAACATGGTATAATAAAGACAGGAGGCAAGGAAGCAAGAATGAACGACTCACTCGACCAATACTTCAAGCAGATCGCAACTGGTAAGCTTCTCACACACGCAGAGGAGATCGAGCTCTCACAGCGGATCGAGGCAGGTGATAATGAGGCACGTCGGATCATGATCCAGTCGAACCTTCGTCTGGCGATCTCGATCGCCAAGAAGTACCAGCGGAGCGGCTGCAACCTGGAGGATCTCATCCAGGAGTCGAACGTGGGCCTGATCAAGGCAGTCGATCGATTTGATTGGCGTCGGGGTTTCAAGTTCAGCACCTACGCATCCTGGTGGATCAAGCAGGCCGTCCGCCGACACGTGACTGACTCGATGTCTGACGTTCGGATGCCTTCTCACGCCGTGTCGCTGGCCTACAAGATCAGCAATTTCATCCGCGACTACGAGAACGAGTTCAACAACAGGCCCACGAACACTGAGATCGCTGAGATGCTGGGTGTCTCTGAGGAGACAGTCAAGGAGTCGCTGTACAACACTGGGCTCACTTCGACGATCTCTCTTGACACACCTGTAGGTGACGAGTCGGATCGCACTCTAATGGAGACGATCGTCGACGACCGTGGGACGCACATCGATGAGCTGCTCGATCGAGCTCGCGTCTTTGATGTGGTCAAGCAGTGCATGCATCTTCTCACTCCCCGCGAGGAGCAGGTACTTCGTCTTCGGTTCGGCATCACTGATATCTCTGACATCGACGCACTTCCCAACACTCTTCAGGTTTGATAAGGAGCAGAAATAAAATGGCTATGCCTATGGGTCACAAGTCCGAGAATGGTTACTCCACTGTCGCCGAGATCGACAACGGATTGGGTTATCGTGAGATCGCGGAGGCAATGTCTTCTCGAGGTCACAAGATGAACCACTCGACCGCCCGCAATGTGCTCGTCTCGGCACTATCTAAGCTGGCGACCGGTGTCTGCAAGGCGTACGGCTCAGAGCCGTCGGAGGCAGAGATCAAGCGCGTCGCGTCAGATCCGCGCTTCCAGGCAGGCCTCTATGAGATCCTGTATAAGTAAATACCAGGAGAAGACATGGCAATTTCACTCAAGTTCTTTATGATCAAGCGTGGATTAAGTTTTGACAAGCTTGTAGAAAAGTCGGGTGCAAAGTCAGCTGAAGATCTTGTCAGATACATGAGGGGCCTCTCTGTGGGCGTTACAGCAAACGATGAAGCTGACGTGCGCAATTACTTTGCATCAATTAAAACCGCACCACCCGATCCGCCCGCATCCGCTGTAGAGCAGGTTGAGGCTGCACCAGACGACCTGGACACAGTCGCACAAGATGACAAGCCCAAGCGCCGACGCTCAAAGAAGTCAGGCGGCTCTGATGTTTAGCGGCTGGTACGACGACGAGCAAAAGACAGCTTACATCCAGGTGGGTCGCACTGTCTTCATGGTGACAGCTGAGGAATTCATGGATTTCTTCGATCTAATCGGAGAATTGCAGCAGGACATGCTGGAGGATCCAGAGCTTGAATTGGGAACAGTCACCGACGAAGACGGCAATGAGTACCAAGAATTTGTAATTAAGAAGAAAGACGAAGAATATAGCTAAAGGAGAAACACACATGACCAAAGAAATCGTTCAAGAGCTCATCGAGAAGATCACAACCATCGACAACGAGATCAAGCTTCTTCAGGAAGATCGCAAGACGCTTCTTGAGGATTACAAGGACAAGCTCGACATCAAGGCGTTCAAGGCGGCAGTTCGTATCATCAAGCTGCGTGAGAATGTCGACAACGGTGAGCTTGATAACATCCTCGGAGTTCTGGACAACAACTAATGGACAACACTATCTCTGTGACACAGACAGGTTACAATCGCGTTAGCAAGCAGATCAACGATCTGAAGCGCGAACACACACAGCTCAATGCAGACATTGCTGCTGCACTTGAGGGCAAGAGCTCTGAGGAGAATGATGAGTTCCTGCTTGCGAAGCAGCGCCAGCACCAGATCGAGACAAGCATCACAAAGCTGAGTGCGCTGCTGGAGAACTTTGAAGTCGTCGAGACGATCGACTTCACAGGGCGGGTAGATTTTGGCACAGTTGTGACAGTGCGCAATCTCGACACTGACGTTGAGAAGTCATACACGCTCCTCAGTGAGTATGACTCGAACGCAAAGGCAGGCATCATTTCAACTGCCTCCCCGATCGGTGCAGGACTGCTTGGTCGTCGCGCAGGCGACTCAGTTGAGATCGAGATGCCTAACGGATCTGTCATCCCATTCGAGGTGCTCAGTGTCGGTGTCAGCAACTTTGTCACTCGTTCGCAGCCAGACGCGTAGGCAGAGATACGACCAGAAGAAGGAGACGGCGCAGCGGAGCAACATCTCTGTCTGCGCCGTTAACTTTGGATGTGATGAAAATTTAGGTTATCTGATCAGAGCAGCAGCGTGCTTCGGTGTTGACACAGTTCACGTGATTGGAAACGTTCCAGAGCGCAAGCATCTCGTGCCGGTGTCAGGTAGCCTGATAGATTACGTCACAATCGTGCAGCACAGTAACCCCCACAACTTTCTCGAGATGATGCGACAGCAAAATGTGTCTGTCGTCTCAGCAGAATTAACTGACATTGCTGTCTCTGTTCACGACTACGAGTTTGACGCAGAGCGTGCTGTCTGCATCGCTGTGGGCAATGAGCACAGCGGTGTTCCCTCTGAGATCCTGCACAACAGCGACGTCGTCTACATTCCAATGCCCGGTGTCGGGTTCTGCTTGAACACTGCACAGACCGCCAATATAATGCTCTTCGAGTTCAACCGCCAACAAAATGTGAGGAAGGCAAGTGAACATCTTTGTGCTGTTTAGCTTTAAGTGATAAGCATGTAATCAAATTGATTTACATCATGATAGTTATAATGTGAGGTAAATCATGCAATGTTTAATTTGTCACTTAGAATTTAAAGACATGCGCTCTGTCATGAAGCACGTGCACTTTAAGCACAAGACTTACACGACTAAGACGTATTATGACGAGTTTTTGCGCAGCGATGGTGAAGGAATTTGTGAATGCGGCACAGAAACAACATTTAGAGGAGCTGGTCAAGGATACCTTGAATTTTGCTCTCACACATGCTTCGCCAATAGTGAAAAGACGCGTGTTAATATGTCTGCTAAAGCATCTGGAAAGAAGCAGACTGATCTGACAATCCAAAAAAGAATTGCCAATACTGATCAACGGGCGAAAGAAGAAAGACGTAGAGCTACTTGCATTGAAAAGTATGGCGTAGAACACACATCACAAATTCCTGAGGTTGCAGCAAAGATTAGTTCAAGCAATCTTGGAAAAATCTGTCCCAGAACTCTAGAACATTCTGCAAAGATTGCAGAAAGTAGAAAAATTAGGGGCACAAATAAACATACAGATACCTCAAAGAAGAAAATTGCCAATAGCATTAAAAATTCCAAGAAGTTCCAAGCAAGAAAAGATGATGGAACTTTTGTCAATGCTTCTAAAATTGCAAATGGTAGAACACTTTGTGGTAAATTTAATGGAATGCACTTTAGAAGTTCATACGAATTAGCATTTCTAATTGAAATGCATGACGCAGGTGTGGTAGTTGAGCCCGCGGACAATAAAAAGTTCTCCTGCAAATACAACAATATAGACGAAAGAGAAGCGACTTACTATCCAGACTTCTTTTTACCAGAAACTGGCGTGGTCATAGAGATTAAGAATAGCAGACTTTGTACACTACAAAGTAACATTCTAAAATTTGATGCAGCTAAAAAAAGATATGGTGCATCATTTAAGGTTTTGACAGAGAAAGATCTTGTTGACATAACAAAAATTGTCAATAATCCAGAAATACAACAGCGTTTAGAGGTCTTAAAGAATGAACATCTTTGTTTTAAATCAAGATCCGGTCTTGGCGGCAAAAGATCACTGTGACAAGCATGTAGTTAAAATGATACTAGAGGCTGGTTCTATGCTTTGTGCAGCCCACTGGATCGGGTGGCAAAAGATGATCAAAGTTGACACAGGCTTAAAACGCAAAGAATTTATGGAGAAGCTGTCATCTGAGATCGATCCACGACTTCGCCCACCCTGGAGGCTGACACACGCTGCTCATCCGTGCACACAGTGGGCCCAGCGCACATGGGGCAACTACATGTGGCTTAGCCGACATGGTCTAGCTCTATGTGACGAGTACACTGAACGTTATGGTAGGGTCCATAAGGCACACGAGATCCACCGCTGGTTGAATCGTCACATCCCACCCACCTTTGAGGGTGTGATCGACAATCCAGTTGGAATTACACCATTCGCAATCTGCATGCCTGATGATGTAAAGGTTCCTGGTGATGCTGTAGCATCTTATCGCAACTACTACATTGTACACAAGGCCCGCATAGCTCGATGGGCCCACAGCGAAAAACCCGTCTGGTTCAACCAGATTAAGCAGGAGACACTTTGAGCACAATTAATGTAGATACATGGGTCGAGTACTTCCCGTTTAAGGCGCCTCGCGCAGAGCAGGTCGACGCGATTAATTTCATCCTCCGATCATTTCTCGAAGATGGAAAGCGCTTTGTCATTGCTGACCTGGGCACTGGTGTGGGTAAGTCGGCGATCGCGGTGACAGTCGCGAGGTACCTGAATGCTCATTCACCACCATCTTCACCGGACGAAGCAGCTCCCGGCGCGTGGTTCATGACGACCCAGAAGATCCTCCAGGAGCAGTACTGCGAGGATTTCGGCGCCCCATTGGGTGCCATGCGGTCAATCCGCTCTGCAACCAACTACACCTGCGACTTCCTCAAGAAGCACAACTGCAGCGAGGGGCAGCAGATGCTCCGTGGCGCAGACAAGAGCTCAAAGTTCTGGAAGGCGTGCATGTTCAGCTGCCGCTACAAGCAGGAGCGGAAGGCATTCCTTGAAGCACCCGAGTCGGTGACCAACTTCTCCTACGCCCTGACAGCAGCAAACTACGGCGACAAGATCCTAAAGCGGAACTTGCTCGTCCTTGATGAGTGTCACAACACCGAGACAGAGCTGGCGAAGTTCATCGAGATCTCAATCTCTGAGAAGGCAGCGAGTGCCGTGGGGCTCGACTGGCCCGACCTGAGCACTTACTTACAGACGGTGAAGTGGATCCGCGACACGTATGTTCCCACTTCACGCGGTGTCCTTCGAGACATGGAAGCTGACCTCGAGCAGTTCAAGGAGCTCGAGGGTCAGTCGAAAGAGTACGCCGACATGGCGCGGAGATACGAGATCCTCAACGGCCACATCCAGAAGGTGGAGACGTTCCTCCAGCTGCAAGATCCCGACAACTGGGTGTTTGAGAACCTCCCATCAGTCGGCAAGAACACTGCTAAGATCACCTTCAAGCCGATCGACATCTCACCCTTTGCTGAGCAGTATCTCTTCAGGCTGGGCAAGCGTGTCCTCCTGATGTCCGCGACTGTGATCAACTGTGACATCTACGCTGAGTCGCTGGGGTTGCCCAAGGATCAGTACACTGCGATCTCGAAGCCCACACCCTTCCCAGTCGAGAACCGACCCATCTACTTCTCACCCGTCGGGCTGATGAGCGCTGATCACATTGACGCATCGCTACCCAAGCTGGCTGAGGCAGTGAAGGAGATCCTGAAGGAGCACAAGGGGCAGAAGGGCATCATCCACTCCCACAGCTACAAGATCACCAACTTCCTCCGGAAGAACATCCGCGATAAGCGCCTCATCTTCCACGACGCTGACGACCGTGAGGAGGCACTTCGGAAGCACATGTCGTCGACCACTGCCACCGTCCTCGTCTCACCCAGCA